ATGAACTGGAAGAACCCCCCACCACGCTATGGAAGCCTGTCCATCGGCCTGCACTGGCTGATGCTGATTCTGATCGCCGCCGTCTACGCCTGCATCGAACTCAAGGGCAATTTCCCCAAAGGTAGCGATACCCGCGAGCTGCTCAAGCAATGGCACTTCATGCTCGGTCTGAGCGTCTTCGCTCTGGTCTGGTTGCGCCTGCTCGCTCGTGCGCTGAGCCCTACCCCGGCCATCCAGCCCGCGCCACCGAGCTGGCAGAACCTGCTCGCCAAGCTGATGCACCTGGCCCTGTACGCCCTGATGATCGGTGCGCCGCTGGCTGGCTGGTTGATTCTCAGCGCCGCCGGCAAGCCCATTCCCTTATTCGGCCTGGAGCTGCCAGCACTGATCGGCCCGGACAAGGCACTGGCCGGGCAGATCAAGGAATTGCACGAATTGGCCGGTAGCGCCGGCTACTGGCTGATCGGACTGCACGCGGTCGCTGGTCTGTATCACCATTACGTGGTGCGCGATAACACCCTGACGCGCATGCTGCCGGGGCGCATTTGAGGTGAAGACGCCTCTGGTCAAGTGCCCGATCCGCCGCTAGAATTGCGCACTTTTTGATCAGAGGCGCCACCCAGGCGCCCGTTAGAGGTTAGCCCGCATGTCCACCGCCACCCCGAAAGTCGGCTTCGTCTCGCTCGGATGCCCATAGGCTACATTTTCTAAACTAAAATCGCAGGCACAAAAAAAGGGGCCCGGTACCGCAGGGACTCCCCCACGGCACCGGGCCATTTCATTTCGGTGATTGAGCTGCCTGCCGCTCAATGCACGCCAGCACCTGGCGGGCACAGCTCAGCAACGCGGCGTCAGCGGCGTCCAGCGCTTCGCCCCACTGTTCATTCACCAGCACGACCGGTCGATAAGGCAGCCGACACGGCACCAGGCTGCACTCCATGCGGGGCTGTGTAGGCGGCGGGGTCGTTGGTTTCGGGGCGCTCGTACAGCCGGCCGAGAGAAGCAGGCACAGCACCAGCGAGATACTCAGCGACTGCTTTGTCATTGCGTTTCAACTCCGCGAATTCAGCCGCCTGGGCTGATCGGTTAAGGGCAACTGCCTGATCGAGCAGTTGCATGCGGCGCTCAATCTCAGCCAGGTCACCCAGGGTTTTCTGCTGCTGCGCAAGCACATCGGCCTGCAGCTCGATCAGTTGCTCGGCCTTGACCAGATCGGCCTGGGCGGTATCGGCACGCTGAGCCTCGATGTCGATACGCGGCGCCATGCCCCACCAGACAACGCCGGCGGCCAGGGCCATGAGCAGCAGCACGCCGCCGGCCTTGGCGGCCAGTTGGTACTGGGCGGGAATCACGCCGCCACCTGCAGCGTTTCCAACACGCGCGCATAGTTGGCGCCCCACTTCTGCCGCAGCTTGCGGCGCTCGGGCGGGGTTCCGCGTTCATACGCACCGGGGCGCCAGTTGCGCAGGTAGTACTGCCAGGCACCCTCGACGTCACCCAGCTCCGGCAGTGGCAGCGGGTCGGTCCAGAACAGCAGGCGGGCGAACACGGCGTCGATCACGTCCACCTGGCCCGGCAGCGCGGCGAACACACCGTCAACGGTCGGCTCGATGCCCAGCGCTCGGCAGGCGGCGATGGCAGCATCGCGGCTGCTCTTGTGGCGCAGTACGCCGGCAACACCGCCGCCACGCTCGAACTGCCAGATGCCACGGGCCGGGCCGCATTTGCCGGGGCGAATCGGCAGTTGGCACTGCTCGCGGTTCGGCGCCTCCTGCAGATGAGCAGTCAGCATGAGCTGGTCAACCTGGGCGCGCTTCTCGGCCATAAGCGCAGGTAGCAGCGCGAGCGCAGGCGTAATTGCCTGGTCACGGATCTCGTTCAGGGTCATGGATTTTCTCCAGGCAAAGAAAACCCCGCGCTCGGCGGGGTCTTGTATCGTTTAGCGCCGCCTATTCGAGCGCCGGCAAACATCAGCCATGCCCGCCACCGAGCGATGCCGCTTGAACGCAGCGCATTGAGAAACACGCGATCTGCGTCGGCGCGGCTCAGTGTCCCGGCTCGATAAAGCCAGTCGTGTAGCACGGCGGCAGCGTGGCCGTACTGGCCCAGCAGCGCGAACGTCAGCGGCCAGCGCGGGACTGAAGCGAAGTCGGTCTCGAAGCCGGCCGGCACATCGATCAATCCGTGGTCAGGGTCCAGATATGAAAAAAGCGCCAGGAGGCGCCATGTTTTGCGGTCGGGTAGTAGCTCAGCTTGGAGTGGGTTCGGGAAGCGGTTCATTTGGCCAGCCCTCCTCTAGCATTTCGGGCGTCAGCGTGCCGGCCTCCAGCGCGTCGAGCAGTTCGGCCTCCCGATTAAAGCAAGCCTGTACATGCGCCCGTGCAGCCGTAGCCACGCCTATGATCTGCCCGGCCGTCAGGTCAACGAAGCCGGCCACCGTCTTCCAGCGCAGCGAGTAGTTCGGGTCAAGCATGGCCTGAACCGTTGCGCCAGTGATCAGCGCCTGACTGTCTCGACCTGTGTCGATGTGCATTCCGTTTAGGGTTATGCCGCCTGTCTCGGCCTGCCAGCGCCGGGCGGCGATTTGCTGGGCGGTCAGTGCCCGCCGATCTGCATTCTCCTGCTGCCGTGCTGCTAGCCACTCCGTCTCGGTCATCACCCCCATTACGCCAGGCCGGTCGGTGTCGCTGCTGTCCGGGCAAGTACCGAACAGCTCGGGTGTGAACGCGGGGTATTGGCTCTCCCGAGCCCAAACGAACTGCAGCCCGACAACTGACGGCATGGCCGGCCCATTTCTAACCGGACTGTCGGTTACTGATATTCCGGTTACGGCATCAACATAGGTGTATTTCAAGTAGCGCATTTACATGTCTCCGCGATGCGCGAAAGCGCGGGTGAGCTTGTTATCAACGGGGTGCCCGTGGCGCAGCATGCGGCGAGCGATATCCGTGCGCTCGCGGTAGGCGGCGCACTGGCGCATGAGGCCCAGGTAGCTATTGGCGCTGCTGCGCCGGGACTCCGCATCCCCGGCCGTGGCAATCCGGTGGAGGGCGGACGGCAACATGCGTCCTCGCAAGATGCGGCGCCAGGGCTTGATGACCTGCCCCACGAAATCCACGCCACGGTCGATGGGCTGCAGTACGGTCTTGGTCGGGTTGATTGCCGCACGCAGCCGCGCAGCCAGAAACGCCTCAATGCGCACCTTGGCTTCATTCAGCCACTCGGTGCTTTCATGCAGCAGGATGAAGTCGTCAACGTAGCGGATATAGCCCTTCGGCTTGATCTGGTGCCCGACGAACTGGTCCAGGGCATTCAGATATACGTTGGCGAAGAACTGGCTGCTCAGGTTGCCGATGGGCAAGCCGCATCCGTCTGCTGCGCGGAACAGGCTCTTGTGTCGAGGCACCAAGGCCATCAGCTCCGGTGGGCTGCGCACGTCCACCTGCGGAAGCGGGTCGTGGAATAGGATTTGCTCGGTGATACTGCGAGTCCAGCCGTTCCCCAGCTTCGGCTCGAGCAGCCCGAACAGGGTCGGCCGATGAATCGACACGAAGAAGTTCGAGAGATCCAGCTTCAGGTAGTAGGCGCGGCGAGACCAGTTCTGCGTAACGCTGCGAACCTGGCGCTCCAGCCGCTTGGCGCCGTACAGCGTGCCGCGACCTGGGATGCAGGCGCAGCTGGCCGCCGAGAACGTCGCGTGGAACGCCGGCGCGATGCGGTTGTACATGACGTGATGCACGATCCTGTCACGAAACGCAGCGGCCCACACCTCGCGGGGCTTCGGGTTGGTGACCACGAAACAGCGGCTCGCGCCGATCTGGTACCGGCCGGATGCCAGGTCGTCGCGCAGCCTGCACAGATTGCGAGCCAGACGCAGCTCGAATGAGATGGCGCTGTCGGTGTTGCGCTTGCCTTTCCTGCAGTCGCTGTAGGCGACCACGATTTCTTCCATGGTTGGGGTCATGTCAGCAGGCTCCTGCGGTGTTATCTGCGGACGGGGCGCACCAGGTACGCATTGGTCTTGTTGTTGTTGTTCTGGTTGCCATCGCTGAAGCGCTGGATCCAGGCGTTGTTGGCGGAGTTCTCAGTCGAAGTTGCATCTTCACGTCGCCCAACCGAAGGCATGTGCCGATCAGCCGGGAAACTGCCCGTAGACCTGCTGCAATGGTGCAGCTGTTTCGCAAGGGCCTGTCGTGGGCTGCAGCCCAGGGACGCAACCAGATAAATCGCGCGGGAAGGATCACCGTGGCAATCCAGCAGCGGGCGACGCGTTGAGCCTGCTGACATGATTTTTGCGCGAGGCGTTACCGCTCGCGGCGAATTTCTGCCATCCGCCAGCCTGCCGGCCGATATCGGCGGTCAGTTCTGCGGAGCGGGCGTATTGCTTGAGGCTGATCAGCTTGAGGTCGGAGGACAGCTGCAGCAGCATTTCCACGACCTGCAGCGTTTCCAGCAGCTTGCCGATATGAGGCAGCTTGTCTTCCGCCGCATTGGCGCGATAGATCATCAGCACCAGAAGCACCGCCTCGTTGTGCAGGCGATTGCCAAGCGATGGCCGAAAGTCGCGCGCGAAGTGACGGATAAGCTCGGTGACCAGGCTCAACAACTCGTAGCTGGCGCGGTAGATCGGCAGGTTTTTCGATTTAGGCATGGGCACGCTAAACGCAGGCCCGCGCACGCGCGGGCATTAAAGGGTTAAGGGCTAAATTTTGAATCTGCGGACGGGGCGCACCAGGTACGCACTGGCCTTGGGGTTGATGTACTGGTAGCCATCGCTGAAGCGCTGGATCCAGGCGTTGCTGGCGGAGTACTCAGTCGAGGCCCAGTACCAGGTAGGCACCGTGAATACCTCTGGCCCGCCCGCCTTGAATGCAGCGGCACCCGTCTGCCCTGGGGTTACTGCGGTGTAGTTGGCACCCGCAGGCACGCTGTTGTTGTTAGCGCCGTGAGAGGTACTGTTCGCCGTCGCGTCCGGCTTGAGGTTGCGGTAACAGACCTCGAGCTCATCCTTAGCCGGCAGATACCAGTCGCCGAACCCGCCGCCGTTATACGCGCGGCAATACTGGGCGGCCGCATGCGTTGCGTTGTTCATCGCATTGGAGTTGGCCAGGCCGTCATTGAGACTGGACGTGCCAGTGGTAGCGGTGTTCGCGTTCTTCCAGGGCAGCGTCGTCTCCGCCGCTTTTGGCGCGACGATGACAATGTACACGCCGTCAGCCTGCTGGACTTTGCCGGCGTAAAACCCGCCCCCGAACGGCTGACCAAAAATGGTCGGCAGGAACTGGTCGGCTGTGCGGAAAGCCAGCTCCGCCCATTCACCGGGACCGAATGTTTCGCCGATGTGCCGGACTGCCACGTGATAATCGGTCGCTACGGCAAGTGTGTTCTGCGGGAGCGTGATGCTCAGTTTGTTGATCGAATTGCCCGGCGACGACCAAACGAGCTCCCCTGTCCGCACTGGGCCTGTCCAGATTTCCCAGTCGGTCGCTGCGTGGATGTCCTCGTTCGGCCCGATAAGCGCAAACGGCCCCGTCGAAAGAGTGGGGTTGCCCATGGCGCCGGTAGGGGCCGGCGAGGTAATGATCGGGGCCGCTGGGCGCTCTGGCAGGATGTCGATGAGCACATCGCGCCGGGAGTCATCAGCGAACACAGTCAGCGTGGCCGGCCCGGCTGAGGCCGGGGCGGTGAAGTTGATCGTGCTGCCAGAAATCTCAGCAGCGCCAGCGGATACCTGCACCACGTAGCTGCTGAATGCGTCGAAATTGGTGATCTCGATCAGCACGCTCTGCGTGACGAATACCTCGGTAGGGCCGTCCAGGCTAATGCGCGAGCCATCGGCGCCAGGGGCATTCAGTGGGTACGCCACCACTAGACCAGAGCTGTTGGTGACGTACTGATCGTACCCGTCGCCCGACCGGACGTAGTAGATGGCATCCGCCTCCAACTCGGCCGGCAGGGCGGCAACGACTTTGTGATGCTTAATCACTGCCATAGGATCACCAGTTGTTAGTAGCCCAGCGAGTAGTCACGCCCTGGCCGTTGTAGGTCATACCCTCACCGTCGGCGCCGATGAGGTCGAGCGTTGCCTTGTTGGAGTGGCTGTGCGCCAGGCTCACTGCGTTGTCGAGCTGCGCGGGCGTCGAGCTGGGGCCGTCGACGATATCGGCCCAGTTAAGCACCACGTCCATCGACTCGTACTCGGCCACTTTGTAGGTTTGCTCAGCCGTGGCGTCGTATGCATAAAGCGCTGAACCGGCGTCGACAGTCGGGTCAGCCGATGCATCGATCACCAGGATCATCGCGTTGGCTTCGAGCGTAGCGATCAGCGCATCACGCGCGGCAATGTCGGCAACGATCTGCACCGAGCTGGCGGCGCCAGACCAGTTGGCCAGGGCCTCGCTGATCAGCGCGTTGATCATTGCCGAATTGCCCACCGCCCGCGCCACACCGGCACTGTTGGTCAGGTAGCTCTCGGCGTAGTTGCTGTTTTCGACGTAGTAAAAGGCGTTGGCTTCGAGGCTGCCTGGCAGCGTGGTGACCTTGTAGAATCGAACTTGAGCCATGAGGCCTCCTGATTACCATTCGGTACCGCCCCACTCAGTGGGCGGCACGTAGAGCCCGGTCGGGCGGTTCTGAATCTGGTTGTTTGGGTCTGGGCTGATGGTCGCGCCATCAACCCCGTTACGCCCCGGCGGCCCCTGCGCCCCTACCGCCACCACAATCGCCGGCGGTGCCACCGGCTCATGCACCAGCACAAACGGTTGGCCGGCGACGATCACATCAGGCGCAGCGGCCATGGGCACCTCCTCGGCGCACGGTCACCGGGCCGTCCAGCCAACGGTCCACGTCGCCGTTGCTCCATGTAATGTCGAGCGCGTAGGTCACGCCGTCGAGCGGGATGGCCGCGCTCTGCGCTGGCGTGAGCACGATGTTCAGCCGCCCCACGCCCAGCACCTGCAGGCCGCCATCGGGCGCGGTGGTCAGCTCCAGGCTGTAGCCAGGGCCGGTGAGCGTGAGCACTGCCGTTGCATCGGTGAGGTCGACGCCTGACTGGTACACCAGCCAGCCGCCGCGGGCGTTCTGCTCGGCGCCGTTGAGGGCGTTGATTTCCACCGTGTCGTCATCCACCACACCGACCATCCACGGCGCTTGCTGCGGCGGTTGGCGGTTGAGCGCGGTGAAGCCGCTCACACCCTCCACCCAGCACGGCCACTCGGCCGGCAGGTCGTGCCCTGGCACGGTGAGCCGCAGGGATGGAGTTTTCTGCACCTCGGCGATGGCGCGGCGCTCCCAGCGCGGCTGGAGCAGGTAGAGCGGTTTGCGGTTCGTTGCCCCAGGAACAATGGGCAGGTCTAGGCAGGCCGGCTGCATGGCTGGCTACTCCGTAATATGGGGTGATACCGATCAGCCGACGGGAAACGAGATCCCGTCAAACTCGAAATAGTCGGATGCCGTAGGGCCGTTGACATGATCGATGAAAATCATGCCGGCCCCATCAATGCCATCCTCGGTGATTGACATACGGCGTATGCGGTCCCCAATGGGTTTAGTTGCATAGAACTGCTGCGCCGGTCTCCAGCCCACTGGCAGCTGCGCTAGTGGCTCGCCGAGTTGTGCGAGATCAATCCACTTAAAGCCGCGCAGGTAGACTACCCCGCCGATTCTCCGAGCATCCGGCGGGTACACAAAACCGCCAACAGGCTCCAGCGTTACCCAGCCGCTATCGTCCACACCGCCACCAAAACCCGCCAGTTGCGCCGCGGTAACTGTCGCCATCACCAGCGTTCCGGCAGGCCACAGGGCGGCGTCCGTTCCCTCTCGCCCGCGCTGGAGCGTGTACCCACCACCCGCGCCGCCGATTACATGAGCAATTTCGAACACCCCACCGCCGGCCTGGGCCAACGCTGCTGAAAACACCACGGTGTAAGCCACGCCATCTGCTAGCCCAAGCCTTGCGATCGCATCACTTGGCACCGGCAGCGCATCACCATCGACCGCCAATACGTCGTCAAGCTGGTAGATCCAGTTGTCGATGAAATTCATGTTCATACCCATGTCTGATAGGTCGTCGGGTTATTCCGCACCACAGCTCCCGTTAGCGGGTTGAACGCGCCGTAGATGAATGGAATGGGATTGCTCGCCTGGGATGTGGTGGCGATTTTGTAGAGCCCCGCATCAACGCCGGCTGGCGTAACGGCATCGGCGCACCAGAACTGGTAGCCGCTCACGCCCGGCACCTGAATGTCTCTAACCGCAGGCGCCAGTATCTTGTTTGACAGAATCACCAGGTCAGCCGGGTTCGCAATGCCGCTCATCGAGTAGTCAAACTGCTGCATCGCAGATGAGCCGGGAAACGGCAGATTGCGCGAGGGCTCATCATGCGGGCCGCCAGGTACGGATGCATTTACCACCACCTCGCCCGCCACGGTGCGCACGGTATGGGTGACGTTCGACCACGTCGGGCCTTCGCCGTTGCGGCTGTAGTTCACAGTCACAGCCAGGTCATTCACCAGAGCCGCCACGCGGTCACCGCAAATGACTTTGGTGGTGATGGTCGTGTCAAACGAGTGGCGGAGCGTTGTGGTCGTACCGTTCATCTCGCCGGCGAACTCAGTTTCACGGCGAAATTTCACCGTCTCCACGGTGCCGTCCATGCCGTACCAGGCCCAGATAACCGCCTCGATCGCGCGCAGTTCATAGCGCGAACTTGGCTCAGGCCCGCCCCCGGTACCGATGTATTCCCAAGTCACTGCATACGGCGCGATCAGGTGCGCCGCTAGGCTGAAACCCACCTCCGGGTCGCCCCGCAACTCAATCTCGATGATTGACCGCGGGATCGAGTAGACCTGCCCGGACACCCGCCACGGGCAAATCGCGAACAGCGCCCGGCGACCGTCCGGGCTGTTGTCGAGAAACTGCACGCGCAGATTCGTAAGGTCGGCAGGCTTGCCGCCCAGCCCGGCATCGGCATAGCTGACGAATATGTCCGGCACGGCAGTGGCCGCCCAGCCAAAAACCAAGCCGGATAGCCGCAGGCGGTTCAGCGGTTCCTGTACCGTAATCGCGAACTGCCTGCGCATCACGCCGTAGCCGGGCGTGTAGAACGGGTAGCGTCCATCACCGTCGAAGCTCATCTGCCCGTAGGCCACCGAGGCAAAAGCTTCGTTGCCGAGGTACCGGCTGCGCACAATCGCCTGGCTCAGCCACTGCTCGTCAGGGTCTTCTGTTTCGACCTCTGGCACCGGCATGCCGATATCCCAAAGATGGGTATTGTGGTAATCGACATAACCGCACGGCACCACCCGGCCACTACCAAACGAGAGCGAGCCACTGCCCGCACTCGCGCCCTGGATAAGGCCGTGCCAGGGCCAGCCCCATTGCACGATCTCCGGGTCAACCGGGCTGTTAGGAAACCCCATTGGCAAACTCCAGAATCACTTCGTCATCGTTGGCATCCTGCATCACGAACTTCTTCACGCTGCGCCACCGCACCCAGGCCAGGCCGTCTGTGGTCGGCAACAGCACCGGGTCGTAGTACTCGCGCGTGCTGGCGGTAGGCTCCACCAGCGGGCTGGCAATGCCGCCGCCGGTTGCCGGTGGGGCGGCATAGTTACCCCGCCCCACCAACGCCGGCACGCTGCCACGCGGCTCGACGCTGCGTAGGCTCGTGCGCTGGCGTGGCTGGCTAATAACCGCGTTGAGGTCATCGACCTCATCGCGCCCCGTGCGGCGGCTCACTATCGCCTCGCCGGTTGCCCGGCGCGACGCTTCGCTGGTGGCCTGCCTCGAGGCGCGCATACCCGCTGCAATCGCGGCGCGCTGCTGTGCAAGTGTCGCCATCTACAACTCCAACAGGTCATTGGGGATAGCCACGCGGTAGTGCGCGGTCACATCACCAGTACGCTCGTCGCGGTATATCTCGGGAATCTCTACCGCCTCGACGTCGAACCGGCGCGGGAAGTCCTCGGCGGTAAGGTCGTCTTTCGCGTCCCAGTTGCCCGAGAAGCCCAGGCGGGTATCGTCATACGGCGGAATAGCCAGACCGGTGTACGGGTCGTTCAAGCGACCGCCCAGCTGCGTGACCAGCAGTGATCCACCCGAAACCGGTTCAAGGCTGGTGTCCGGCCGGGCCGGCACGGTGAGCGGGTCACCCACGCCACCGCCGCGACTGATCGCCACGCTGATGGTGGTGATCGCCGTGCCGCCCTCGATATCGATGCGGTGCTGGATGCGCCGGCACTTGCCGAGCGCCAGGGCCTTGTCCTCAAGGCGCAGGGTGTGCACGGTGTCGATGCCCAGCGCCAGGTCGGTCGGCACCTGCCAGCTGAGCGTGGTGCCACGGTGCGCGCTCAGCAGTTGCACTGCACCGCCCCACAGCAGGGTGAGCAGCGCCGAGGTGCGGCGCACTTCGTCGGACAGGTCCGTGTAGTCAGGCGTGCTTGTGCTCGGCTTGCTCGACTCCCACTCATCCGCTTGCGCGCTTTCGATGGCCACGCTGCCGCTGTCGCGGGCAATCACCTGGGTGGCTTCGTCCTCGCCGCCGGTCGCAGTCAGCAACAGCTTGTAGCTCTCGGTCACCTGCTGCACCCAGCGCCGCCCACCGGAGGCCGTGGCGCTCAGCCAGAGATTGTCGAAACGGTTCGTCCAGGGGCTACCATCGCCGCATGGGTCCGGTAGGCTCAGCGGCAGCTTGGAGCCACCCACACCACCCACCATGGTCAACCCGGCGCCGGTGATGGCGTCGATGATCATCTCAGTGGTCGGCAGGTCGCTGGTGTACGTGCGCCATTCGCAGAAGCCCGGGATGCCTGAGCTGCTCGCGTGCGGGTGCGTCCAGCCAAAGCCCTGGATGTGCTGCCAGAGGCGCGGGAAGCGGTAGCCGGCTTCGATCTCCAGGCGGTTGGTGGCGGCGCCAAGCGGTTGCAGGTCAATCTGCACGCTCTCGAACAGCGTGGTACCGGGGCCAAACACGAAGTGCGGCACCACGGCCGCCGCCCAATTGGTCACGCGCACCTGCCCGGTCGGCGAGCAATCCAGGCTGGCGGGGCGGCTCTCCATGCGCTCCTGCGCATAGTCCCAGCGGCTGCGGCCGGTCACCGGTTCGAACAGGTCGGCGGACCAGTGGCCACCGGTCAGTGCGTCGATGGCCTCGATGCTCATGCCCTCAACGCGCTGCTGCAACTGGTCGCTGCAATCGCACGCCAGCAGGCGCCAGGTCGGGTCCCATTCCGGCATTTCGATTTTGCCGGTGAGCAGGCGCTGTTCAGTGATCACGCCATCACGGTTGCGGCTGATGTAGTCGATCACAACCGGCTTGCCTTTCCAGTCGTCCGGCACCACAGGGCCTGGCGGCAGGTACAGCACGAAGCCACCGACGGCGGCGGCGCCCTCCTCGAGGTCGACGTCGATCATGCCGGTAACCTGGCTGGTGAGGTCTACCCCATCCACCAGCAGGCGCACGCGCCAGTTGAAGGCCTGGCCACGCACCACATACTCCGGCTCGTAGGTCGAACCCAGGGCGACAGCAAGCGGGCCGCTGGCCAGCGGCTGAGCTCCGATCAGCATGGGTTAGGCCTCTTGCCAGGTGGTTTGCCAACTGTGGGTATTGCCGGATGAATCCTGGTTCTCGCTGGGGCGCTCGCAGAACACCGAGAACACCGGCAACCAGCACACGCGGTACTGCGTGGCGCCAGCGACTGCGGCCAACGTGGCAACGCCTGCGGTGACGCTGCAGGTGGTAGGCACCCAATCACGGCCAACCAGGGCCAGGCCCCACGGCGCGAAATCCGGGCGCGGGGTGCTGGTGAGCGTGTACACCAGGCCGACACCGCCAATGGCTTCGACCTTGGTGCTGCGCAGCTCCAGCGGCAGGCTGTAATCCAGCCCTACCAACCCCGGAGGCATCCAGCCCTGGCCGCTGATGGTGCCTTGCATCTTCGTCCAGTGCGTTTGCTTAACGCCCGCGCCGTCACTCATGCGCAGCACGTTGCTGCCCGCGCCGAGCGGCTCCAGCGTTTCGACTGGCGCGCCCGAGTGCAGCACGAGCTCGACACCGCCGAGCATGATCCGTGGTAGAGACATTCAAGGGCTCCAAAAATAGCAAGCCTCCCTGCTACGCTGATTGGCTCCAACACCACACAGCGAACCATGGAGGTTCCTTTGAAAACGAAAGAGCATTACGAAACGATCAGGCGCCTACGCCAAGTCGAAGGCGAACTGGCCTACTCGCTCGACGTGTTCGGCGACAAGTTGGCTGAGCGGGAGAAGTACAAAGCCGTAGACGGGATCGACGCCGTGCATTTCTACCTAGTGCACAAGTTCGGCTGGCTGCCTTCAGTGGTACGGAGCATGAGCCCGGAGGACCTTCGCTTTGTGCTGCTGGAAGAGATGGCAGGTTTTACGCTGCCGAAGGCGGCGAAGGCTTAGCCCCGCTCAGCTAGCATCTGCTGCTCAAGCCGCGCCACCCGCGCCTTGAGCAGTTGCAACTCCGTTCCGGCATCCGGTTTTTTGGGGCCAAGCCTCAATCCCAACGTGGATAGCCTGCTGGCCAGCTTAGGGCTGATACGGAAATTTTCCGTGCCAATACGTATTTCAATCACACCAAGATCGTTCATCGCTAACCTCGCAAAAGGCCCGCAGACGCGGACTTAAGAACCACCGAATTTCAGGCGCAGTCGCCGCATGCTGGGCTGCTGACTCGCCGGCACTACCGTCGTGACACTCTCCCCGCCTGGGAAATTCAGCGTCCATGATTCACCAGGGCTGGCCTGGTCGCTCAGTTGCTGCTGCAGCGCCGGGGCCAGCGATGGGATAGCGGGCATTGCACGAGGCGCGACGATGCCGCCCATGTCGTACCCGCGCATGCCTCGGCGCATGGCTTCGACCACGGCAACGCCGCCCGCCCGGGCAACGTCCAGCTGCGACCACACCACCTCACCGCGATGCACCACGCCAGCAGGTTCCAGCCGACCACCAGGGCCGGTGTAACCGCCGCCGGCGAACTGCGGCACTTGCAGATCACGAATCACGGTGTCTTGCGGTGCCACAAGATCCTTAATGATCGGCCCATCAGGGCTGACCACGCGCACCGGAATCACCACCTCTTTCTGGCTCAACTGCGCAACCAGCTCTTCGATGGTGGTACGCACCTGTTCGATGGTGGCGTCGTCGGTTTTCACCGATACCGGCAGCCCTTCCAGCTCCTTGGCCTTGTCCTTCAGTCGCTGCATCTCGTCCTGGATGCTTTTCAGCTTGTCCTCGGCGTTGCTCTGCTCCAGATCGTTGGCGGCGAGCTCGATTTGCTGCAGTTCCTGAATGAAGCCACGGAAGCCGTAGGTGTTCTCGCCGGCGGCCGCCAGGTCTTGCAGCATCTTCAGCGCTTCCTGCGCCAGGCGCTGCGCGCCCTCCACGTCACCGTTGGCCAGCGCATTGCGGGCACCGATTTTCAGGTTCTGCGCGGAGCTATAGCTTGCTTCACCGGTACCCCCCAGGCCGGCCAGCGCCTCCTGGTATCGCTGCTCGATCTTCAGGCGATCGTCACGCACCTTCTGCAGGTCGGCGGTGGCTTTCTTCTCAGCCGCCACCAGGGCCTTGGCGCCATCCTGAGCGGCCTTGATTTGGCTTTTGCGCAAGACTTCCAGATCGCCGATGTACTTGGCGTAATCAGCAATATCGCGCGCCCGAGACTGCTCCGTAGCAGCGGCAGCAACATCAGCCAAGAACTGCATCTCTTCGTTCAGGCCGGTCTGGTCTTCGATCAGTTTGGCCCTAGCCTTCGTGAGCATATCTAGCTCGGCCCGCACATCTTCCTCGCTGGTTCCAGTAAGGAAGTTGTAGATATCATCGGTGATGATTGGAGCTTCCAAGCTTTGGCGCAGCATTTTTATTCTTGCATCGATCTTATCCAGCTCGGTGATATTGCCGGTCGCAGCAGCAAACACAGCAGCGAACTGCGGCCCCAGCCGAGCAAAATCGGCAAGCAGCCCAGGAATCTCAGCAGCCACCTTCACCAACCACCCAGTGATTCCCTGCACAACACCCTGAACTGCTGGATCAGAGGCCGCCTCGGAGAGCCTCTTGATCTGATCAATCAAAGGCTGAACATCCGTACCGCCCACAGCCTCATTCATCACATCGCGCAGCCGGGTCATGGCACCGCCTACCGTGTCGGGCAGCGTTTCAGCCTCTGCCCGCAAGGTCTCCAGTTGCCCGGTCAGGGCATCGGTCACTACAGCGGCGGTCAACTCGCCTTGGGCCGCCATCTCTTTTAGCGCACCAACTGGTACGCCTATCCCGTCAGCCAGCGCCTGCATCAAGCGCGGCGCCTGCTCGGCAACCGAGTTGAACTCTTCACCGCGCAACGCACCAGCACCCAGCGCCTGGGCAAACTGGATAACGCCGTTCTCTGCCTCCTGCGCCGTGGCACCAGACACCCGAAACGACGTAGACACAGCTTCGGTGAGCCGCAGGATATCCGCCTGGCTGCGCCCCGCCTCACGCAGCGGGCGGCTGATCCGGCCATACAGCGTAACCAGCGACTGAATCGGTGCCTCTGTCGCCTCCGCAATCCGGCTCAGCTCACGCTGCGCGACGTTGAACTCCTCTTGGCTAGCAGTGGCCAGCCGCAACCGCGCATTCATCAGGTTGTAGGCATCTGCAGTTCTAGACACATAACTGATGGTGGACACAGCGGCATAGCCCGCACCAATGGCGCCAATCGCCCCACCGATCCCGCCACCCAACTGGGAAATGCCGCTGGCCCGGCGCTGCTCGGCGTTCATCTCACGTAGGGCTCGCTGGGTTTCACGCACGCGCTCGGTCATCGAGCGCTGGGCGATGGCCAGCTCCTGCGTGGTCAGCTTGCCAGAGGTACGAAGCAGCTGGTACTGCACGCGGACCTGGCCGATTTCAGCCTGCAGCTCGCGATAGCGATTCACGCCCAGGTTCTGGCGGGCGGCTTCAAGGCTGGCGGCGCGCTGCTCACGCACCAATTGAGCCAGCGCGGCAGACTGGGCACGGATGCCGCTCACTGCCTGCTCATTTCGGCCGGCCGCCAAGGTCCCCTGCAGTGCCTGGCTTAACCGCCGCTGCTCTGCAACCAGGTCGCGGGTATCAACGCCCGCTGCCTGCAGTTCGCGGCGACGCTGGGCCAGGCGCTGCTGGGCCGTGCCCTCTGCGCGTTCCAGCCGCCGGAGCTCATTTACGGCATCGCGGTACTGTGCCGTGAGTTGCTTGCTCGGCTCGGCAGTGCGAGCCAGTTCATCACCCAGCTCGCGCACGCGGTCACGCGCCGAGCGGGTTTGACGCTCAGTACCTTCCAGGCTGCTTTCCAGTTCACGGAAGGCGTTCACCTGTTTCAGCGGCTTGGCCAATTGATTCACCAGCCCCTGATACTCCTTGCTCAGGCTGCCAATGCCCTTAACAGCATTGTCGACGTCCGCGACTAGCCGCAGCTCAACGTCAGTCATACATCACCCCTTGATTGCGCGCAGGAATAAGGACCACGGGTAAGCCCAAACACCATGGTGGCCAAGCCGGACCAGCTTGCAGGCCACGTCATCCAGATTCTTCAGGCTGCTTTGCGGAGACTGGCAACCGTGGCCAGCATGCGAAAAAAACTGGGGTTTGCCTCCTTGCAGCCCTCCACCAGAACCTCCAGCTCGCTCGGCAACATCTCTTCCAGCTCCTCCGCTTTCAGCCCGGTGAACACCGGCAGATCGACCAGGCGAACCTCCTCCAGCAGCAGCTCATCAACCAGCCCGCCTCCAGGTTGCACATCGAGCAAGCCACGCACCTGGCCCACCGTCAGCTCCATGCAGCACACTCGCCGGCCACCGCTTAATGTTTTGATCACCGACTTACCAACAGCGCCTTCACTCATATCGTTCTCCGGGCAATAAAAAACCCGCCGGAGCGGGTTTGGTTTTCAATTGGTTCTTCTACAAAGTTGCTGCCAGGTCTTTTCAAACTCTTCCGGAGACATATCACTCTCCAGAACAGCCAACCCACCACCAGAAGCTAGGAATCTTTGATATCCCGTATAACCGCCAAAAGAGTTCTTTGAGTTAACCGATCCGCAAGGTACCCCAGACTGACCGATAAATAGGTCACTGAAACTCGCAGACTCAGGATCTTTAAGCCTTTTTCTTACATTTTCCTGTGCAATTCGCAAAATTGCATAACTCCGCCCGACATCGCTCTGAGCTCTATCAATGGCAGGCGCTTCACTTTTAGCTGCCAAAGTCGGGCTACCTGCTGGCTTGCAAGCCCTTGCGAGCACGACAAGCCCGATGACCAAAATCGCAGTCGCCGCCAACCAGACACTAGACCTAGAACCACGCCGCCCCCTATTAGGATTGACTGGGGGCTGCACCCGATCCGGCTCAGGTTGCCTTCCGGCTCCAGCATCTCTTCGAGCCTTAAGCTGCACGGCCTTCTCATAGAAGGCGCCACACTCCGGACATCGAAGAGGGTCTCCAAAGGCAGCGACTGGCGCCTCATGCTCACATACTGGACACTGCATCGGGTTTCCCTCCCTATGGATATGGCAGGAACTCTAGCCGATCAGTACCAACACCGAAACCCAGCAACCGGCTGGGTTATCGGCAATACCTTGGTTAAGTGGCTATCCCGGCGACCGCTGGGCGGATTCCGCCAGCGCTAAGCGGCTGATCTCGGCCGCCATTGCTAGCCAGATCAGCGCATCCAGTGTTTTCGCTGCAACCACACTCGGACTGATTCCGCCGGGCGCCTGGTCAGCGTTGGCCATGTTGTAGAGCTCAGTCATGGCGCTTTCGATACGCCCCAGCGCTTCCTGCTCAAGCCAGATGCCTGGGCCCCGGAAATCTCCAGCCTCCCAGCGCTGCCGGGCCAGTTCACGCGCGGTAACGAAATTTGGGTTGGTTGGGAACTGCACCACGCTAGCCATATCAACCCCTCGCTACAGGCCGAAGCACACGGCCCAGATCAGCCGCATCCTTCTTCAGTTCGTCGAGGATTTCCGCCTTCCAGCGCAGGGCTGTGACTGGCGCACCGTCGCTGTGTTGCCGCGCTGTGTCTTCGTAGCGCGCCCAAGGCTCGCCCTTGAGCGTATGCCTCCAGACTGATCGGCGCCCTTTGCGTTCCGTCTCCTGATAGCCAAGCCGCTGGAGCAACTTGTTGAATGACTGTGGCGACATGCCCACTCGCTCGCCGAGATCCTTCGGCGTGAAGAAGAGAGCGTCATTGCCCGACGGCAATGCCTTGATATCCAGCAACTCTAGCGGGCCCACACCAATTTGGCGCTTTACCAGCTTGTCGGCGTAGAAGCGTCCCTGGTTATCCTTCAACCCCATCAGGTCAGCGAGCCGCAGGGATTGCTCGGTCATGTCCGCCACGGTGGTGATCAGCTCCAGGCGGGTGGCCTGGAACTCTTTGAAGACACCCTGAGCGAACTCGGCTTGGCCACGCTGCTGCGTTACCACCGCATCGAAGGTACGGATGACCTGCAGGTGAAATCTAGGACTGATCCACATTGCGTAGGCATAAACCAGTTCCTTGCAGACGTACGTTCCTTGGTTCTTACCTCCCTTGATGGTCGATACCGGATTTTCGGTATCGCTTATTACGGGATTTCCGGTAGTTTCCAGCTCACCAATAAGCTCAACGGTTTGAGCGTTAGCCAACCAGTAGCTTGGACCGTGCCGCTTTTCGCCGCCTGACGCTTTATGCAGATCGTTCAGCGAGTAACGCCCTTCTGCATCCTGGCGAATGCCAGTACCAGCAATAATCAGCTCGCTCATCACTCAGCCCCCAACTTGGCCACGACCACCTGCATCTGATCAATCTGGCCTTGCAGCAGCCAGAGCAGATTGGTGATGGTGGAAGGGTTGTAGGTGATGCCGTCGCGATCATGGATGCTGCCCATCAGCATGGTGACCAAGGCGCCGGAGCGCAGCAGCATGCAGTTGAGCAGATCATCAAGGCAGATGGGGTCGATATCGCCGACCAGCGCAAAGGCTGCCTCGGGCGTATCCAAAAACCGCCGCTGTTCTTGCCCAGCAGCCTGGGCCGTGCTAGCTTTATTCACGCGAATCACCTCCAAACGGTTTGCATCCGAGCCCTGACGTTGCCGCGTCGGGGCTTTTTCTTGCGCGGTGTTCATGCCGCCTCCTCTAGTTTTTTCGCCTGCTCCAGCCGATACACAATCTCGGCATTCTGGCTGCGCCTATTCAGCGCCGCCTGAACCTTGATCCAAACCTTCAATTCCTCTGGTACACGTACCACCATCTGCGGGTCAGCCCTCATAGCGCCTCCTTACCAAGCACTTTGCTTTATTGAGATTAATTTATAGCAATCTGCTTTGTTGCTGTCTATAGCAATCTGCTAGAAAATCGGCAAATGACTAAACCAGACCTACAAGTAAACTTCCGGATGCCCGCTGACCTTAAGGCTCAGCTGGAAGAAGCCGCCCGCCAGAACAACCGATCGACAACGGCGGAAGTGGTGGCTCGCCTCCAAGAAAGCTTCACCGAGAAGCGTGTTGCCGAAGGCCGCATGACGGCGCTGGAAATCAAGTCGCTCATGACCGAGATGACGCTGACGGGCACGATGCTTGGCTTGATGCAGCAGATACCGCGAAGCGAAGAATCGGATGCTCTGACTCAGCAGCTGATTGACCGCCTCGATGCCATGGGTGACGTTCAGGCTCGCCTTAGCGCCTTGATCGACAAATTACCGGTGCGCGAACCCGACGATGAGCTTTCTCTCGAAAAACGCGGCAACACCCCATCCCCCACCGCCAAGCGCCCCTTACGCAAGCAGACCAGGCCGCTGGGCATGGATCAGGCCGAGTGGGAGGCCAAACGGCGGGAAGAGCTGACCGTGCTGGACGCGGGCGTGACCCTTGATACCGACATGGAAATCCCTACCACGGTAAAACCAGAGCGCCGCATCCGCCGACGCGAAGAAGACAAGTAGCCCGCCCAACAAAAAGCCCCGCATTTGCGGGGCTTTTTGGAGGTAATCACTCACTGCTGCGGCGGTACAGAGGGTGGCACTACCTGGCTTGCCTCCTGCATCTTGCCCTTCGCCATTTCCAGGCCAAAATCGATGGCCTTGTTGCCGACGTACCCTGCAACACCGAACACCACCGAGCCAAGTGCGATCACAACCGCGATGACAGTGGTGGCAACGATTACCTTGCGTTCTAGCTTCTCAATACGCTGAGACAGCACATCCTGCCCATCCTTGAGATCGCCACACTTCTCAGACAACGTAGTGATCGCACCCTCAAGCTTGGCAGTTGCCGCAGTCAATTGCACAACAGCCTGCATCGTCCAAGACTCGGCACTGGCCGGGGGCGGCGCAATGGGAGGCGTCGGAGTCGTGTTTTCGACTGCTGCAGGCTTTTTAGGGGTACGTGCCGCCATCTCATGATTCCCAGCGGGAGGATATCCAGTCCCAAATATTCGTTGGGCCACGGCCATAGTACGAGGAAACCCCCACTACGACGCCGGTACCGTTCGAACCGTCCGTTACGCCAAGGATGTTAGAAAGCTCCTGGGCGGTGCCGTGAAAGCTGATGAAAATGCCTTCTTTAGGCAGTTTGATGAAATCTAGGCGGTTCTCGGCCTGCAAGCTGGTCAGCGCACCGTTGAGTGCATCATGACCAGTAGCGGGCACAAAAAGAAATATGGCCATTTTTTTTCCCAGAACAAGCTAGCTGATTTCAGCCGCGCCGCATTATCCATTGCCAACAGTATGGGTCAAGTAGCCATCATTCAAGCGGGCTAAAAATACGAAATAGTTACTAGGTTAGGCAACCAGTAGCTAAACGCATACTGAGGTACAGCGCAGGCGATGTACAGCTTAGGACTTCCAGGCAGTGCTGTCGTTCATACTCCCAGATGAGCCATCCCTGGCCACCACCTCACGCTACGTCCTTGATTTCCATGTACTGCGACAGCCCGGTGCCTTGCTTGGTCGGGTCCTTCTCGGCCTTGGCGGTGAACTCCATACCCTGGAACTCATCGCCAATGAGGCTCATCGAGGCCGGCGAGTGGTTCACGCGATAGATCTCGATCACGCGGGGCTTGCCGGAGTTGACCTCGTTCAGGCCGAGGAACTTCAGGCGGTAGCGCTTGCCGCTGGCCACCAGCGCCTGAATGGTCGCGTGGGCGGCATAGGAGTAGTCCACCTCCACTGCCAGGCCTGCATCGGTCACCGCCCCGCCTTCCAGAACTTCCGGGTAGCCGGCAGCGTTGATGATGTAGTCCGTGTCGAGCACCAGCGCAGCACCACCAGCAGCCGGCGTGATAACCACGTTAGTGGCCCCCGGCTTCACCAGATCAACCAGCGCTCCCGGATAGATGGTGTGCTCCTCGCCGGTAACGGTGCCAGCCACCTCGTCCTCACTCGAGCCGAACACCGCGCGAGCGATGTTTGCGGCCTTGAAGTGGCGAGCGTTGTAGGTGATGTTCAGGGCCTGGATTCGCACCACCGAAGCGTCCAAGCCGCCGCCCGGGGTGGTGTAGTCCTGCTCTTCGATTTCCTGCGACTGCCCTTCATAAGTGAAGCTGCTGCAGTTGCCGATAAAGATCAGGCCCTTCGGATTGTCCAGGTCTTCCAGATAGAGCTTGCCGGTACCGAGGTACGCGCCGCGGAGATCAGCCATTGTTCACTTCCTCCTGCTGGCCGCCAACTACGCCCTGCTTTTCCAGCCAGGCCTTCTGTTCAGCGGTTACTTTGATTTTGTCGCCAGCCTTACAGCGCTGACGGCCATGGATGTGGGGCTTGGCGAGGGTAACCTCGACCTTCTCCACTTGGCCGGAGTCGGCCGTTTTGCTCTTGCTCATGTGTCACTACCTCTGATGACGATGTGAAGTTGCAGGGGGAACAGCAGGGTGCCGGCTGCCAGGCCGTCACCAGGGGGGAACAACTGGGTGGGCTCGAAGCTGACCTTGTACGGGCCAGGCCGCCCCCACGGGTTGGGCGTGCCGCCACCGACCATCACGCAGCGGGCGATATCGCAATACAGCTCCTCGAGCAGGTCGCGGTAGTTATCGCCACCCTGCACTGCGCCGACTACCCGCCGCCCGATGCGCAGCTCCCGTGCATCACCCGCGTCATCGCCCGGCACGTACAGGCCGGGCTGCAGGGCGATGAAGGGAAACACCAGGTCATCGTCCTTCATCAGGTCGCTGAGCCAGCCTTCCTTGATGCGCGTGCCAGCGTCGGTCAGGTAGCCATTGGCGGGCGTGATCTGCCCGAGGCGGTCGACCAGAGCCTGGGCCGCCTGCTTGATGGGGTTGGTCATAGGTCAATCCGCCTCAGTTGGCGTTCGGTCTCGGCCTCGAGCTTGCGCTCGGCGTCGGCGCCGATGTCTTCGAGCTTGGTGTTGAGCACTTGCGAGGGAGACGGCCCGTGCAGCACTTCCAGCGGCAACCGGGGCTTGCCGATGCGCTCGGCAATCAGCCCGCCTTTGGGGCCAATCGGGGCGATGAAGGCGCCCTCGTTCAGCTCCGTCCAGCCTTTGCCAACATCCACCCGCACGCCAGCCGCTACGCGCTTGCCGTTCTTCCCTTGCCGCCACAGTTGGCGGTGCGGGAACTGGCTGAGCGTTACGCCGCGTGAGCGGGCGTAGATGATCACGCGCAGGTCTTCCGGCGTGGCGGGTATGAAGTTGACTTCCCTCTGGATGTAACTGGGCTTGAGGTTGATCTCGTCGCGGATCTCGCGCCAACTCTGGGTGCGCGTGCTGCGGCCTACGGTGTTGAGTGCCAGCTGGATGGCACGCCGAAGCTTGTCCGGCGCGGCATCGAAGCGGGTGGCATCACCACGGAACTCGACCCGCACGCTGTCATAACCGGCCATCAAGTCACCTCCAGCAGCTCCCAGCGCTCGACAATGCCGTCGGTGTCGATGAAGTCATGCAGCTTGAACCGGCCTTCGGCCAGCTCCAGCAGCCCGCCGCGCTTGCCACGCACCTGGTGGGTACGCAGCGAGGCGACGATCTTCACCGAGCGAAACATGCCGTCGGCGCCGGTCACCGCCACGTCGCGCCCCAGCATCACCTCGCAGCCTAGCGGGGCGCCACTGGGTGGCGTGTAGGTCGGCTTGCCTTGGCAGCGATCCTCCCCGAACACGCGGAAGAGGCTGTCGTCAGCACGCCGCATGAGTCGGTCGAAGTCGCTGCTCATGGTCAGTCGCCCGAGTTGTCGTCGCCGGTGCCGGTGTCATCACCTGCCTGGGTTGGTTCAGCGGCGGATTTCGCGCTACCAGTGCCGGTTTCGACGATCAGGCCCTTACCGAGCAGTTCCTTCACCAGTGCCTTGGGCACTTCCTGCGGCTCGGCACTGGGTTTGATGACGAGCTTCTTGCCCTTCTCCAGGGTCTGGATCGTGGCTTTTACGATGTACTTGGCCATGCGTGCATACTCCATGGGCCGCCTGATCAGGCGGCCTGTTCAGATGGCGGCCGCTCAGGCCACGGTGATGACGACGAACTCGTCGGCGTCGAACAGCGCCGGTACCGGCGCGGCCTGCGTCTGCAGCCACTCGACGCTGGGGTTGTCGGTGAACCAGTTGGACGGGTAGCGAGTGGTTTCCACGATGCCCATGTCGTTGGCCTTGGCATCCTGAATACCGCCGTAGGCCATGACGTTGTCCGCGCTGGCGGGTGCCATCAGCAGAGTGTTGGCCGGCATGTAGTTAAGCTTGTTGCCCTCGCCGTCTTCGTACTTGCCGGTGTAGACGGTGATCTCGTACTCGCCGAAGAAGCCCTTACGCATGACTTCCTTTTCCAGCTGCGGGCCAAGCTCGAGCTGGGAGGTGCTCCCGCGACGGGTTTCCAGCTTGTCCTTCACGGCTTGGAAACCGCTGAAGAGTCGCCAGGCCAGCTTGTCCATCATCAGCACACCGACTGTGCCATTGGCGTTTACGGCCCAGTCTTCCAGGTCGTTGGTCGGGTCGTAGGTGTCCGGGTCAACGGTGTCCCACTTGGCGGCACCAGCCAGCACCACCTGGTTATCCGGGCTGCGCCCGTAGTCGACTTCTTGGGCTTCGTAGTCTTCACCTTCGACCACGACCTTACCGGTGAGCACCGCCTGGACGGCCATCCATTCCTCACGGGCAACGATCTCCTGCTCGTGGTCGTTGAGGATATCGGCGCGGATAGCGTCCATGCGCTGGGCTGGGCTCAACTCGCCGTTCAGGGCTTCACCAGGGCGCCGCTTGAGCGTGCGGCTTGGCTTAACCACGTCGGTCGGTTTGACGTAAGCCGGCGTGAAGGTCAGCAGTTGACCGCCACGCTCGCGGCGCGCCCGGCCGGAAGCCATCGGCGACACGAACGGAGCAAGGCGAACGCCCTTCTTGATCTTGTCGAAAGCCACTTCTTCGGTTCCGAAGGTGGCCACGGTGGGGAAAAACATCTGGATGAACAGCGGGGTGAACTTCGGCAGGATCTGCTTCACACCCAACAGAGTGGTCGTATCGTAGCCAGCGGCCATGGTTCGGTTCTCCTGAAACGAAAAAGGCCGCTTGGCGGCCTTGAGGATGGTGTCGCCCGCGCTTAGACGGGCAGCTGCAGGACGATGGGCGTGCCCACGAATGCAGCGAGTTTTTGCGCGGTGGTCACAGCGGCCGGCCAGACAACGAGCTCCGGGTTGAAGCTGCCGCCGGTGATCATCTGCGCCTCGGCGTCAGCAGTGCTGGCGTCAGTGGCATAGAGACTCAGGCGCACTGCCTTCTCGGAGCCATCATCGGCGGCCGGGTCCCAGGCCACGAACTTGCCGGTGGCAGTGACCTGGCCCATTGGCGTACGGGCCGCCAGGTTCTCGCCGCTGGCGATGGTGCCGAGCGCTGTGTGGTACGGGTGAGAGCCGGTGATCCAGTTATCGGTGGGTTCGTTGACGATGCTCATGCGAGTTTCACTCCCGTGGCAGCGGCGTAGGAAGCGGCGATTTCCTGGGCCTTGGTGGGTTTAGCGTCACCGCCACCAGAGGTGAGGTTCGGCTGTTCTTCGTTGGCCATCATCTTGTCCAGCGCGGTGCTGGCATCGAGGGTGGCGCCCTGCTCTTTCTCAGCAGCTGCCAACATCGCGCCGGCGTCCTCGACGGACATCGAGGTATTGAAGGCCAGGTGGTTGGCGAGCTTGCCGCGCCCTTCGGCTTCGGCGTGATGCAGGATGCCCTGCACGCGCGTGCGCTCGGCACTGGCGGTTGCAGCGGCGTCGGTATTGGCCGGGGCCGGGCTGGCCGCCTGGGCAGGCGGTGCAGCTTCGGCAGTCGGCGCGGGGTTATCTCTAGCCATGCGTTTGACTCCTAGGGTTGTCACCCTGCCCGGGGTGGACAGGTATTCAGAAAACTCGGCGACGGCCTCATGGCCGTTGACCAAGGCATCGGCGAAGCCGACATCGATTGCCGCCTGGCCACGGAACACCGCAGCTTCGGTGGCCAGCACCGCCTCGCTGGAAATCCCCAGGTTGCGGGCGACCAGTTCGGCGAACTGTTGGCGTAGCGCGTCGGTGTCGGTCTGGAAGCGGCTCAGCACTTCCTCGGGCAGGTCCTCGTAGGGGTTGCCGTCGACCTTGCGCGCACCGGAGTGGATGAGCGTGACCTTGATGCCCTCCTGCTCCAGGTAGTTTTCGTAACTGGCGTGGGCCATCACCACGCCGACCGAGCCGACGTAGCCGGTCTGGGTAATCAGGCGGCGGTCGGCCGCGCTGGCGAGCGCCATGCCAGCGGAGCACGCAGAGTCGCAGGCCATGGCCCACAGCGGCTTGCCGGCTTGCTGTGCAAGCTGTCGCAGGCGGTCGGCGGTATCGAAGCAGCCGGACACCTCGCCCCCAGGCGTGTGCATGTCCATCAGCACGCCTTTGACGTCGCTCTCGGCAAGCATCATCGCGAAGCGGTTGATGATGCCGTCATAGCCGGTCATGCCGCTGGTGGGCTTGAGGTAGCCGAACTTGTGGGCCAGCGTGCCCTTCACATCCAGCAACGCGATGCCGTCCACGACCTGGAACAGAATTTCTTCTTCGCCCCAGCCGTTGATGCGCGTCTTGTTGTAGGTGCGAGCGTCCACGCGCAGCTTCTGGCCCATGTCGATGGCGCCTTGCTCGTCCTTCAGCTCGGTGATGTTCAGCCGGCTGCCGAGCGCGCTGAAGAACACGCGCGCGTAGGCCGGTTCCAGCAACAGGGGTGTGTTCAGCACCCGGCTGGCGATTTGCGGATAGTTCATGGGGCGTCCTATTCGGTGGGCTCGGGTTGTTCCGGCGCCAGTGCCTGGGCTTGCATCCAGCTGGGCGGCGGCAGGCCTGCCTCCCGACGCTCGTTCATCTCACGCACTTGCTGCGCGAAGGTTTCCTGGTAGTCCTCACCCAGCAGGGCAAGCTCCTTCTCGTAGGTGCTCAGGCCTGACTCGATGCGCAGCACCGCTTCCTTCACCTCCTTGAGCCCGTCGATGGCCAGGCGGCCGGCGCCGATCCATTCGCAGTTGCACCACGAAGCGCGCGCCTCGTAGAAGCCACGGGTGGCTTTGCGGGGCAGCGTCAGCAAGCGCCGCTGCAGGGCCTCCTCGAAGGCCAGCACGAACAGGTGCGTGGCGAAGCGCGCGGCGATGACCTTGCGGCGCCCCATGTAGTAGCGCCAACCCTCCATCATCGAAGCGCGGGCGCTGCTGTAGGTGCTCTGCCGGTAGTCGCGGGCGAAGGGTTCATAAGGCAGGTTCAAGCCCGCCGCCATCCAGCGCAGGATGCTCGACTCGAAGTCGGCGAAGCCGTTGTCGACGTTGCCGCTGGTCTGCAGGTGCAGCTTCTCACCGGGCCACAGGTGCGGGATCTTCACACCGTTCATGGAAAGCTTGCTGCCGCTGTTGAAGCTGTTCACCGCCATCATGTACTTGGCGATTTTCTCGACGCTCTCATCGCCAGCGCCGATCAGCTCCAGGGCGGCCTCGTTGCCCAGCTCGCTCTCGATGGTCGCCGCATACATGGCGTTTACGATGGCGTTCTGCAGCTTGGTGTGCTGCAACTTGGGCAGCATGTGGCTTTGCTCCAGCACCGTAAGGAACTGGTTGGCACCACGGGCCTGGCCGTCCTCGCTGGGCTCGAACACGTGGATGAACTTGATGCGCCCGTTGGCCGCCTCGCGTTCGACCCTGCGCCACTCCCCGCCGAAGCCGGTACCGAGGCCCAGACCACCCGAAGCCAGCTGGCGAATGTGGTAGGCGATCGCCACACCGTTACGGTCGAACTCGACGCCAGCGCGCATGGTGGCAGTGTCGGAGCGGTCGCCAGGGTTGCCGATGCGCTTGGGGCTGACCATCCGCACAGCGGTACGCATCGGCGTGCCGCGGCGCTCGACCCATTCAGCCGCTGCCGAGACCTCACCGAGTTTCGTGTGGGTACCGACTGCCTCGCGCACCATCATGGTGGCAGTGCGTTTGCGCTCCACATCGAGCCAGCAGCCAACTGGGTCTTCAGCGAACTCGTACCACCAGGCCTCGACATCCTGCGCGAATGCGCGGGCGTCAGCATCGGTGATGCCGAGCAAACGCCAGCGGGGCTTGTAGCTAAGGCGGAACAGGTGGCCAACGATGTTATCGATGTGCATCTGCACGCCGTTGGCGGCAAAAGCGTTGTTACGGGTTACGTCCTCAGCCCGCGCGTTACCCAGCTTGAGGTTGGGCAGCAACGCGGCGTCTATCGTCTGCAGGCGCGGCTGCCAGCGTTCCAACTGGCCCCCGAAACCAACACCAGCACCCTGCCAGGTACTGAGCTGCTCGCGGGCTGGCAACCCATTGGGCGCCAGGATCTGAACCTTGCTCATGCGATCACACGTGCCGGACGGCGGCGACCTTGCGAGCCACCGCCGAGCTGGGCCTCCAGTTGGGCGATGTAGTTCTCAAGGTCACGGCGATTGGTCTGCTGAAACCAGACGATCTTGCCGTCACGCTGCACGCTCACTGTGCTTTTGCCAGTAACGAGCAGGTGCAGCGCTTCGCGTGCCTCATTGAGTTGCTGCAGGGTGGCCATCAGTCGTCTCCGTTCATCATCCGGCCGAGGTCGGCCAGGCTGACTGCCGGCTTGGCAGCAGCGGGTTGAATTGCACTTGGCTCTGCGGTAACTGGCACCTGTTCGTCTGCCTCGGCCAGCAGGTCGGCCTGCATCAAGCGGGCCTCGATGTCGTCCCAGTCCTGAGGCTTCTTCAGGTGCAAGCGCATGTAGCGCGCCAGGTGAATCTGGTACTGCTCGCAGTCCAGTGCTTCGTTTGCCGCGCCAGCCTTCTTCTGGTAGACCTTCTTGCCGCCATGCTTGCGGCTGGGCGCCTTGACCTCGGCCAGTAGCTGGTCGAAGTAGTCCGCGCGAACACCCTTGTAGGCATGCATGCGGCCTGGGCCACTGCCCGCCAGCTTCAGGCGCTCGAAGAGCAGGTCTTTCGCTTTGGTGCCGCCGACCATGTACACCTGCAGGCCGTAGCGCGAGGCTTTGGTACTGGTGGTGTTCAGGTCGATCTTGCGCGGCGCCGTGAGGATCTCGGCATCGACATTGGTGCTGCCCTTGATGGCCAGCAGTTTGGCGAAGCGCTTTTTGCGCGTACGCACGTAGTGATACACGGCGTCGTTGGTTTGCCCGTCCGACGAGTCGATGCTGGCCGCACTGACATGCAGCCGGTAACCCTTCGTGTGCGCGTAGGAGCCGAACAGAATGCGGTCCAGCTCCGTCCATACCGGGTCGGTTTTGTCCGAGGTGCCGCTCTGCGCGGCGATCTCAGTCCACAGCACCAGCCAACTTTCCTCACCACGACCCCAGGCCCGCAGGATCAAGGCAATGCGGTCGTGCTGGACGTCGACGGTGAGGAACAGGATCAGGCCGCCCCCGGGCACCACCAGTTCGCGGTACTCCTCGCAGCGCTCCCGCAGCTTGTCGGCTTCGGGCAGATCGCTGCGGTACTCGTAAGGCCGCCCCTGCTTCTGGTTGACGAACTTGATCAGCTGCTTCGGGTCACCGGCATCGGCCAGCTTTTCCGCGGCAAGCTGTTCGCGCACCAGGTCAGCCAGCGAGGTGCCCGGCAGGCAGGCGTAGAGCTCGCTGAGTTCCATGAACCCGGCTTTGCCATAGAACGGGGCCGTAGCAACCCAGCCGCACATCGGGTCACCCCGCTCGACAGCCTCATACACCGTGCGGCGGATGTTCTCTTTGCGCTGGTTGTCGTCCCACATCTCCCCGCAGTGGGGGCATCCGTACTTCGCCGTTTCCGGCTTGGCGTAGCCGTAGACCTCATGCGGCACGTCGCCTTTATCCGGGTCGCCGCTCAGGTAGCTGATGTGCTCGAAGTCCAGCACGTGAGCTTCGCCACAGCCGTGGCAGTAGATCGGCAGCACACGCTGGTCGGTTTGCTTCAGGCGCTGCTCAGTTTTCGACAGCCCCTTGAGCGAAGGCGTACCGCCGACGACGGTTTTCGATCCGGGGTAGCGCTTCACGCGCTCCTCGAGCAGGCCGATTGCATCACCCTGCCCCTTCACGTCGTCGCTGGTATCGTCCGGCTCCTCCACCACGGCCAGGCCGACGCTCGACGTCGACTTCACGTTACCGGGCGAGTTGGACGCAACCAGTTTGAGGAAGCCGCCCGGGAAGCCCTTGTGGTTCCAACGGTTGCCGGACTTCTTCGCGGTCTCCACGTCAACCAGTCGGCCAACCGCTTCGTTCGCGCGAATGGCCGGCACCAGCTTCTCGTCGTGGAAAGCCTTGCCGTCGCCTTCTTTGGCGAACAGCACCATGATCGGCATTGGCCGACCTGTGATGCGCTTGAACAGCACGGCGATCATGAAGTACGTCCAGCCGATCTGGGCGGCCTTCATGAGGTCGATTTCCTTGACGTCGGGATGGTCTAGCGCCGCGGCTACGCCCAGGAAGTACGGGGTGTAGTAGAACTCGTAGAGACCGTGCAGCACGCCGGCTTCGGCCGGCAGGTAGAACTCGTTCTCGATGTACTCAGCTGTCGGCTGATCCTTGGGGGGATTGAATTGCTGGGCCGCGTCCAGCAATACGACGGCCAAGTTTATCCGCATAGCCGCCAATTCGGCTGATTGTAGATCCAGCAATGCGGTTCACCCCGTCGCGGTCGACCGTCACCTGATGCTCGGCCTCGATCTGCTGGACGATCTTTTCGACACCGCCCTGATACTCACGGTTGGCGAAGCCTGCCCAGTCCTTCAAAGCCGACGCAGCGTCTGCGGCCGGTACCAACGTTCCCAGTTTCTCGTGATAGGTCAGCCGCCCATTGGCAGCCTTAACCGTGGATTCTTCGATGCGCGCGTGGTTGAGCTGCTCGACCTGGCTGCCGCCACGCCCTGCTGCCTTCTCGCGCAGGTCGCGGATGTAGGCGGTGCGGATCTCGTCGAGGGTCGACTCGCTCCAATCGATGCCCAGCGCCTTGAGCACGTCGCGGCAGTTGCGCTCGCTCATGTCCAGATGCTGAGCAATCTCTTTCTGTGAAGGCATGACCAACTCCAAAGCACCGGAATAGACAGGCCCGGAAGCGGAACCCCCTATACACCCGTCTATCTGCAAAAAGATCGCGGTCTACGCCTCCGCATGGCGAAGAGGTGCCAGGAAGGACCCGCACTCACTGGCCCCCACCCCGCCGCCGCTCAACCCCTGACCACACGGGCTCATCAGGGCGCAGCACGCCGGCGAGGTTGCCGCCCGCTCGCCAGATGGCCCAGGCGAACACCGCTACCAACACCACCAGCGGCCAGGCTGCAGGCTGCACCACCAGGTCGCCACGCAGGATGTGGATCACCGCAACCCCGGCGCAGACCATCACCAGCCAGGCGCCACACGACTTAAGCCGGCTGAAGCGCAAAGCGCCCCGCCGGAACGTGAACAGCCGAATGAAGATGGCGCCGCACAGCATCAGCAGCGCGTGGGTCAGGATCACACTAGCCATCGATTCCCCCAGGGGCCGACGGCGCCACGCGCTTTCTGATCGCGGCCATCGTCAGGCCAACGACCAGCGCAGCAGCGGCGAACGCAGCAGGCCCGGAATAGGTGAATGGGCGGATGCCCCACAGCTCAAGCTCACCGAGAGCCGGGCTGAACTGGTAGCCCATCACCAGGCTGACCAGAAACAACAGCACCCGAGGAAGGACCTTCAAGTCAGGACGAGCGATCACGAACACCAGCGCACCGCACAGCGCACCGGTCGCCGCGTTGCCATCCACGCCGGCCATGAAGCCGGAGATGCAGATGCCAACGCCTGCTGCGCACACCGCCAGCCCGGTCAGTGGCTCGCTCATAAACCCTCCCAGGCGGCCAAGGGCCAGAATAAAAAACCCGCGTGCCGCGGGAACGGCTGCCGCCCCTGCCACGGTAGCGTCAGCCAGAAAAGACAAAGCCCCGCAAGGCGGGGCTCTGAATCCGAGTCGGGTCTCGGGTTGTGCGACACAGCACGTGGCGCTCTGTTGCTCGCTAGGCGTACCTATCGAATCGTGGTGACTTTTTACCCCCCGAGTGACAAACCGAAAACCCCCGTTTATGGGTTATCCCAGCCGGCGCCCTTCGGAGCCTTGCCGGCGCCTTATGGAGCCGAGTCGCCCGACGAGCGGTCAGCCTTCAACTCAAGGCCACGCCCACGGTGGGCCGCATCCGCCTGCTTCAACGATGCCCGGCGCACACGGTCGCCATCCCGGCGCGACTCCCGCCGCATCACCGCCAGCTTACCCTGGCGTTCCAGTAGCCCGGCCTGCAGGCGCTCATGCAGCACGCCTACCTGCCGGTAGTACGCCCGGCGCCCTGCATCGCCGCGCCCCAGCTCCAGCGCATCCACCTGCTCGGCGATGGTCAGCCGGGGTTCGTTGCGATACCGCGCATAGGCCAACCGCACCAGCGCGCTGCCGCCCTCCAGCCGCTCGATGGCGTACAGCACCTGGTTCACCTCAGCCGCTGCGTAATCCGGCCCGGCGCCGGCAACCAGCAGCTTCGCGCCATACACCCCGCCACGCGGCGCACAGCCGGCGAACTCGACGATGGTGCCCATGGTGCTGGGCAAACCGCCCCCCAGGCCGTTCTGGGCCAGCTGATCGCCCCAATGCATCAACAGCGTCTCGATAGCCTCGATCATTGCCCGTCCCTCGCGCCAAAACCGCAACCCAACACAAAAACCGCCAACCCTACACACACCCAACACACTAAAACTTCAATAAAAACAAAGGCTTTAGAGCATCTGTGTAAGGTGTGTAAGGTGTGTAAGGTTTTCAGAGCCTCGCGTAAGGAAAATTTCGAAGGGTTCGGGGCAGCCAGAGAGGTGATGCAGCGTGCAATTTTTTTTCGCACACGCGCGCGCACGCGCTTAAACCTTACACACCTTACACACTCGTCTGTAACCCGCGTGGTTACTGGGCTGAAAGTGTGTAAGGTTGCAAAAACAAGCCTACACAGTGCCAACACACCCAACACACTTTTAGGCGTAGTCATGCTGCAGCCGCCTTGACGTGGTCCCACGCCTCCACATGCCAGCCGCACAGCTTCGCCTTGGCCCGCCACGCCTCTACATGCGCCCCAAGCGCGGCCGCCTGCATGGATGGTGGCAGGAAGGCTGACTCATCCCTCGGTATCAAAAACGCCGCAAACCGTCGCGTGCTGCCCTCCGTCCACGGGATCGCCCGCGTCTTGTCCACACCCAGCGTCTCGATGAACAGGCTGAACTTCGTCTGGCTCATCCGGTGCTCACCATTGCGCTGGCACCACTCCACGAACATCGCGTACAGATCAGAGCTCAGGCACCCGCCCCACAACCCATCGCCCAGCTCGCCCAAGCGCCACAGGTTGGCGAACGTCTGCCACGGCGCCCTGCTCAATGCCACCAGGCGTTCGCGTGCCGGCGTCACGGGCGGCTTGGTCTGCTGGTCGAAGTCGCCCAGGTCATACGCCAACAGCCACGCATAAAGCGCCTCGACGCCACCGTTGGCCAGCTCCTGCTTGATCGCCATCTGCCGAGCCGCAGGCAGCTTCTCCTCCGGCCACATCACCAGAAACCGGCGGTCGCTGTCGCTGATCGGCCACGGCACGATCTCGTTCGAGAGAAACACCGCATTCATGTGGCTGGCTTCCTCCCAACCGTTCACGAACTTGCTCTCAATGCGCACCGTCTGCCCGGTGATCAACTGCTTGATCTTGCCCACCTGGTTGTACTTCTGATCGCGGCTCACAACCTCCTCGAACACCGCCCACAGCTTGCCGCTCTGCCAGGCGTTGAACGACCCCTCAAGCTGAGTCTGCCCCACCGTCGCCGAGTACTGCCCGTACAGCATCCCCATCACCACCGAAAACAGCAGGCTCTTGCCCGAGCCCTCAGTGGTCGAATGCATCAGCACCGCCGTGTCCATCTTTGCCCCGCTGTGCTGCAGCGGGTACGCCAACCAGCGGCACAACCAATCCGTTGCATCCTCGGCGTGGTTGCACAGAAAGCTGATCAGCCAGATCAGGTTCTCGCACTTCGCATCATTGCGCTCAGGCGTCAGCGGCAAGCCCTCATAGGTGTTGATATACACCTCGGGGTCATGGCTCATCGTCGGGTCAAACACGATATGGTTCATATCCACCACACGCCGATCCGGGCTGTTCAGCCACAGGCTGTAGGCATCGCCCAGGGCCATCTTCACCGCGCCCTCAGCCACGCGCCGTTTCTTCGCGTAGTCCCACACGTCCTTCGTGCCGTCGATGTACACATAGCGCGTCAGCATCGGCATCTTCAGATCGCCAACCGCCTTGCCCGCCAGTGCCTGGGCACGCTCGATTTCCTTAACCCAATCCTCGCTGACCGTCTTCTTGCGCTTCGGGTCGGTCTCAGCATCCCACTGCTTGAACAGCTCTTTGCCGATCAGCGCCTGAAACGCGGCCTTCTTGATCCGCTTGCCGTTATCCACGTCCCAGGCCTGCGTGGTGCCGACGATCAGCGCGAAGCGACGGAGCAGGCCCTGGATATGAAAGCCACCCCCCGCCCCCCCGGTGGTGCTGCTGCCGGCCGGCGCGCCGCAATCCGAATCGGTAGGGGGCGGGGGAAGGTCGCCCGACTCATCGGCCGGGCTGGCGGCGTTATCAGCAGCCGCAGGCTTGCCACCCACCTCGCCCTTCGCCGCTGGCGGCGTGCCGCCTGATACCTTCTTGCGCTGGCTCGCATGGTCGATGCCCAGCGCCTTGGCGGCTGCCTTGGTCGCCGCCTTCTGATCGCCGTCATGCTCGAGCAGGCAGAACACATCGAACGCATCGTTCATATGCCCATTCGCCAGCGGGTCGGCACCGTGATGCGAATACACCTTGCCGTCGACCACCGTCACACCCGCCAGGCCCGTGGTGCTACCCGGGTAAAGCCACTTCTTGCCGCGCCGCTTGTAGCCATGCGCCGCCAGCAGCTGCTCGACGTCGTTCGCCTGATTGTAGGCGCCCACCACGTCAGTGCTACCGCTTGCGCCAGAGGGCGCCGGCCGGGTCGGCTTCGCCTTGGGCGCTGGGCGCTCTTTCGGCGCCGGCGCCCACTCACAGGCGCCCTGCCCCAGCGGCTTGAAGATTTCCCAGTTGTTCCAGATGCTCAGCAGCTCGCGCGGCAGCTCCGGCAGGCCATCCGCCGAGGGCGGCGTACGCCAGAAATACGGCTGGCCCGTGTCCGGGTGGATCGACGGCGGCAATACATCCTGCACCAGGCCACCGCGCAGCTCGAACACCGTCACCGGTGCCAGCTTCTTCTGCTTCGCCCGCATTTCAGTGGCCAGCGCGGCATTGCCGGTGGCCTCGGCTTGCTTCAGCGTCGCAGTGGCCAGCTTGTGCTTGCTGCCGTCCGGGTCATCGGGGTTTGGCCATACCAGGGAATGCCGGCTCAGCTCCACGCCCTCCGGCACGCGGAACATCAGGCGGAAGCGCGCCGGGTTGCCCACCAGCGTCGGGTACACCGCCGCCAGGTCATCGAGGTTCAGGTCGAGCACATGCAGCAGCACATGCCGCGTGTACTCCACATGGTCGACGTCCAGCGAACACACACGGCTCGGCCCCAGCACCACGCCCATGTTGTGATTGGGGTTCTTCGTCCAGAAGTCTTCGGCCTTGTCGGCATCGGTGAAGTAGCCGCCCGGCTTGTTCCAGTCCTTTATCGAAGGTCCTTTCCCACCTGGCGGGATAGGAACCAGGCACATGCCATGCACCTGAATGTATTCACGGGCGCGAACGCTTATAGGTTTATCGTTTTCAGGAATCATGCGGCGGCCGCCTTAGCCACTAGGCGATAGTCCTTTTCCACTACGCCCGGGCCACTACCCACAACGCACGATTGCACCCAAACTCGCCGCCCTTCGCCAAGGTGACGAATATGCCCCCGGCGCAGGTGCAAACGAGGCGAGGCATGTGTGCCGCCAAGCGCCGCGCCATTGCAGCGCTCATTCGGCAACCCCAAGCAGAGAGTCTTGAAGGAATACAGCGGCACATTGCCCTTTGCCACCCGCTTGGCATTCAGCCTTTGAGGCGCAGGATTGTCGATGGCCTGAACGTTGACGCATTGCAGCAAATTGAAAACCGTTGCAGCCAAAGCCCAGCGCGCCATGAGAACTCCACTAGGCTCCGTCTTGCTGGAAGTTTCGAAAATAAGCGCCCCGGCTTCGTTCCGCCACCCGCGAATTGGTTCGCCAGTTATCCACCCACCCCCGCGCACCTTCTCGGCTGGGATGACATAGAAGCCATCAGCGTCGAAACTTTCAACGCACAGAAGCAAGCCAGCCTTACGAACATGCTCAAGCTCATAAGTAAACTCAAGCGCCGTGACCGGATAAGGCGGCTTGAGAATTTGCCAATGCTCAGGCTTACCGGGAGGAATGTCGCAGAAAGCGCCTAGATGAAAGACCACTGCGCCTTGAATACCTTGCAAGGCCCAATCACACCATTCAGGTGTTTGGCGCTGACGCACAGACTCAATCCACTCATGCAACATGCTGTGATCAGCCATGATCGACCGCCCTCCATGCGTTGGCGGCCTGCCAGTAGGCCTGCAGGGCAACCTTCATGCCTTCCCAATCGCGCATCGCGTGCAGTTCACGCAGGCGCTGGGCGGCACGGTTCACTTTGGCGCGCAGATGGGCGCGCAGGGCTGGGCGGTTCATACATCACCTCCAGACTTCTTGCCTTGAGAGGTGATGGCCGCATCGATAGCTTCGCGTTGAATCTCCAACGCCTGTGGTGTGCCCTGATTCCACTCACCGCTGTAGCGGACGCCCGGATATCGCTTGTCACCCATAAAGCCTTCTTCGACATAGACCTCGAAGTTGTCATGCGGAAGGAGCTCGCATACGACCTTGCGCCATTTATCGAGCATGAAATCGAGGCGCGCGGCGTCAGGCATGCTCCCCGCCCCGGGCTGCTGCGCGGAAAGGCCGGCGACGATGCGCTCGTGCTGGGAGACGGTCATGAGACGCTCGCCGTAGCTCACGCCGCCGTCTGTAGGCGGGAATGGCGCTACGTGATCGACCGCTTGGTTGTAGCGATTAATCCAGGCATACCCGATAGGCTCCACCTCTTCCACAGCCGATCCAGCAGCCAGCAGGCCTGCGCTGATCTTCTCCACCTCCCTGTCGATGGGTGCCTGAACGAAGTCAGGAATCGAGCCTGGCCCGGTTGGTGGCACCAGCCCGGTAACGCCCGAAATCATGCCCACCAGTGCGTCAGTGACGATCTGGCGCAGCTCATCATTGTTCGTGCTCATCGCCGCACCTCCATCAACCCCTGGCACGCCACGCAAAAACGGCAACCCGGCACTGCTTGGCGCCGGGCTTCGGGAATGTCGTCACCACAGCTGGCGCACTCGGTCGCGCTTTCGCCCTGGTAAACCACACGGTTGTCGATGGCCTGTTGCAGGCGCTCTTGCTGCGCCGCCTCTGCCATTTCCAGTACGCGCTCATCCATCGTGGCGATCCTCCCCGGCCAGCATCGCCTGCTCGGCGCCGGCGATGATCCCGAGAATCTTGCGAATCACCTGATGCCCGGTGTGTCTCAGCGCGTCCACCTCGTCCGGCTTCCAGCGGTTGTCGGCGCCGCCGTCGTGCAGGCTGCCGACGAACTCAGCCTGGCGCTGCATCATCTTCGCCAAGGCCTCCAGCGCATCATTGGTAGCGGTTACCGCCATCGGCTTGAACCACACCACACCGGCCGGGCGATTCAGGGCGTCCAACAGGCGCGGGTCTTGGGTCAGGCGGATGATGTCTTCCAACTCGTCCGGGTTCGGCCAGCGGCGTTCCTCGGTTGGGTTGAGCTTCTTCTGCAGGGTGTCGTAGCCCGTCGCCGGGTCCAACAGCATATCGGTGGCCAGGGCGCCAATGCCGCCCCGATGGTCACGCCCGGCGCGATAAAGCGCATGGCGCAAAGAGAGCACCGGGCCAGCGCCCGGCAGTAGATCAAGTCGGCTCATACCTACCCCAAGCCGGCCCCCGGCGGGGCCGGCTGTTGTGTGCTGTGTCTGCCGAGCTGGGCAGTCAGAGTTGCCCCGCTCGACCCCGGCCGCACCAGGGGTCAGAGCCCCCGGCGCGGTTACTACCTAAAACCGCCGTTTAACGACATAGCCAGAGCACCAGGGCTTCCCCTACTATTCCGGCTACGGCGACTCGATGCTTCACGTGCTGTGTCGGCATCGAGCGTCGTGCGCCTGGCGAGAGGTCAGAGCCTCGCCAGGTACCGCCCGCCTGTGTGTCAGAGCTCAGGCGAGCACCCCGCCAGCCCCTTCGGGGGCTGGCACCTTCCAGGCTTTGCCGCTAAGCAGCCAGCCCGGTCAATTCCTCTTGCTGAACACCGAAGTGCTCCAGAACTTCCATCAGGCTGACATTGCCCTGGCTTTCGCGTGCCAGCGCACGCAGCAGGCGAAAGCGTGGCTCTTTGCGCGCATACAGCACGTGAACCTTCATGTAGCCGATGGTCACGCCACAACGCCCGGCGTAAGCCTCCAGCGGGTTGCCTGCCGGGTCGCGCGGATTGTCGATCTTGCGGATGTAGTCTGTGAGCTTCATGTCGGGTCACCTCGGCACACATAATTACCGAACGGGTAACGAATGGCAATACCAGACAGGGAATTTACCCGGCGGGTAATTAATGGCTCAATCTCTCTTATGAGCAAATACCCCACGATCCCCGAAATACGACACGCCAACCTGCGCCGGATAATGGACGAGCAGGACATTGGCCCGGCCGAACTCGCTCGCCGACTTGGCAAATCACCGAGCCAAGTTGGGCAATTCGCCGGCCCAACTAGATTCAAGGGCATCGGCGATGACGCCGCGCGCGAACTCGAAGAGCTGCTTGGCCTGGCTCCCTACGACCTAGACAACCCAATCGTATTGCTCGGCCTGAGCACTGCCGAATCCGGTAGCTATCACACGGATGCGACCTTCCAGGCGTACACCAAGGGCAAGATACCTGTAGTAGGTGTCACAGCGGCAGGAGCTGCAATGGAAGTAATCGACCTCTACCAACCAGGCGTCGCCGAGGAATGGATAGACGCTCCGAAGAACTACACCCCTGGCTCCTTTATCCTGCGCCTGTCCGGCTTCTCTATGCAGCCTAAGTTTTGGGATGACGACCGCGTGATGATTGAGCCAGCCCTAGCCTGGTCAGTCGGCGACTTCGTATTCGCTAAGCGTCCAGCCCACGGCGACGGAACCTTCAAGAAGCTGGTAGAAGAAGATGGCCGCATGTTCCTGTTTGCGCTCAACCCAGACTTCAACCCCCGCTACATTGAAGTGACGCAGGATTGGCACATCGTAGGCAAAGCCACATTCCGGCTAGATAAACTCTAAATAAATACCCATCAGGTATTTACAAGCATTACCCAACAGCTATAGATTGATCGCGTACCCACACTCTGACCCCGGAGTACGCGATGCAACAGACACAGCACACATCCGCCCAGGTGCTCCTGCACCCGGCATGCACCACCAACCCGGACGCCGTCCGCGCTGTTCAGCAGGCCACTGGCCGCTTTGTAGTGCTCGTAGGCGGCCGCCCCACGCTGAAGCAGCCCCAAACCCTGCCCGCCTTCGAGGACTTCGGGCCTTGGGGAGGTGCAGCATGAGCCGCGACCACATCACCATCGCCTGGCACCACTTCCTGCTTGCGCTTGAACATTCGCTGCGCTCGACGCGTACAGCCCTCTACGACTTCTCGGTCGAGTCCAACCGCTACCACGCCCTGGGCATGCTTACGGGCGCCTTGAATCTGGAAGCCATCGACTCCCAGCAGTACGAACGCCTGGCCGCGCTGATGAACAACGCCGCCGCCCTGCGACGCGAAGAACTGATCGGCAATATGCCCCTGCACAGCCATCGCGCCCTGCGCGTTCTCACCAGGAGGGAGCGCGCAGCATGACCTACACCCTGACCCAGCAGTCCCTCCACGGGCTGCGCCGCGCTCTCACCACGCCCATGTCTATGCAGGCCACGCTCCACCTTGAGCGCCCCGCCTCACGCGTTGCAGTCATGCTTGAGCTTGAGCAAGTCGCGGACAAGCTGGCAGTCAGCATCGTGCTGGGCCATCACCGCTCGACAATCCGCCTGCAGGCCAACGACCCGGCCAATTCCGCCCACATCTGCGAGCAGATCGAAGCCATCGCCAACGGCACAGCCGACACCGCCGAAACCGGCGCGATCGGCACCCCGACTGCCCCGGCACGCGAGCCCTTCGCCCTCGATACAAAGGACGAAGCCAGCCTGCGCCACCTGGTGCGCATGGGCGGCACTCGCCACTTGCAGTGCGGCGTATCGATCACCGTGCACAACACGCTGCAATCCATGCAGCGCGACGCGCTGGTGACAACACAGGTCGGCACGGCGCACCTGCAAGCCGGCACACCGCGCGAGCTGTACGTGGTCGCCGCCAAGCACATCGAAGCCGCGTTCAACGCAGCCTGAGGGCCACGCCATGAACCGCACCGTTAAAGAGGCTGCCCAGGTACTGGGCATCGCCGAGAGCCAGCTACGCGCCCACCTGCGCAGCATCAACGCCCTCAACCGCGACGGCACCCTGGCAGCCCGCCACATCGGCGGCGGCAAGCTGTTCATGGACCCGCGCGTGACCGAGCCAAAACGCCTTGGCATCCGCAAGCACTACGCCGTGCTCATGGTCACCGAGGCCGGCATCGACTGGCTGGCCAAACAGCTCGGCATCGAAATCACCGAAGTACCCGCAAAGGACAGCGCCGCATGAACAAGCCCAACCCAATCGCCGACGCCATCGGCGTCGTCAAGCTGGTCAGCCTGCACCACGCCAACCCGGGCACCGTCAGCGCCGCCACCGTGCGCGACGCCGCAGACGAATGCATCGAGCGCCTGCAGGGCATTCCGCCCCAGGCCCTGGAGCTGGCCGCACTGTACTGCGCGCTGTTCGCCCTGCTGCCGCGTCGCTGGCTGCCCTACGTGACCCTCACCGGCGACACCGAGCGCCCGTTCGGCGCGGTGATTACCGACGAGGCCGGCAACATCGCCGCCACCACCATCGGCAAGAGCGGCGAAGGCGTCACCGCGATCATCGCCGCCAAGCTCAGCCACCCCTTGGCGGGGTGCGGGGAGGTGGCGCAGTGAAGACAACGCTGCAACTGCTGCAAGAACGCTGGAAGGTCAACAGCCTGCCGCTGTACGTCGTGCGGCGGAAGTACTTGAAGAGCATTGAAACTGAAAAGCACCTCCGCGAACTGATTCGCTCAGGCGCGATCCAGCTGCCCACGTTCAAGCTCTACGACTCGCGCCGTGCGCCGCTGCATGTGCGCCTGGCCGACCTCGCCGCCTACCTCGACGCCCGCGCCGAGCAAGCGGCTTAACCCCCGCGCCCGGCGGTACCGGGCAACTCTCTGACAAACGAGGCACAGCACATGAAACCTACCGATACCAGCAAGTTCATCCAGGACCTCAACGCCGGCGTGTTCGCCGATCAGCTCGGCCGCGCTCTTTCCGACGTCGCCGCGGGCTGCATCGATCACGGCAAGGAAGGCCAGGTAATCATCACCCTCAAGCTCAAGCAGATCGCGCAGACCAACCAGGTGAACATCACCCACAAGCTGGACTTCGTGCAGCCCACCAAACGCGGCAAGAAGCGCGAGGACACCACCCTCGACACCCCCATGTACGTCACCCCGGCCGGCCTGCAGCTGCTCCAGACCAACCCGACCGACCAGCTCTTCAGCAAGCAAGACGCGCCCGTTCACGCGCGCAGCTGATCACCCGCAACACCGCACCACCTAACCATCCTTACTCTGACAAGGACCACAACGATGTTCGATCACAAAGCACTGGATACCCTCATCGCCCAAGCCGTCGCAGCCGCCAACGTGCGCATCGAGCACGGCGGCAGCACCCTGGCCGTTACCCCAGCGAGCTGCACGCTCACCAATCTGGAACCCTACCAGCTCGGGCGCGACCGCTTTCGCGGCACCCTGGCCACCCACTCGCTGAAAGCCTTCTCGGCCTACGTCGAGCGCCATATCGGTGGCGAGGAAGATACCGGCGCCGCAGGTTTCGTCGATCAGGACGCCATGCGCGCCACCGTCATCTTCAACCTGGGCACCCCGGACGATGCCGGCCACGGCGACGACCGCGCAACCCTCACCCTCAAGCCTACTGCCGCCTACAAGGCGCTCGGCGAGATGGTTGGCCGCTCGCTCAGCCAGCAGCAGCTGGCCGAGTTCCTCGAGGACTGGGCGCCGCACATCACCGCCAGCTCGGGCGACCAGCAGTTGAACATCGCAGCGGCCATCAACGCCGTGCGGCGCATGCAGATCAAGGCGACCTCTGAGCTGAACAGCGAAGTGGGCGACCTGAGCAACCGTCGCAGCGCGATGGAGGATATCGAAGCGCGCAGCCTCGAAACCCTGCCGACCACCTTCGTGTTCAGCACCAAGCCCTACGACCCGCTGAGCGTCGCCGACATCACCCTGCGCCTGTCGGTGATCACCGGCGACAAGGCTCCGGTGCTGAAGCTGCGTTGGGTCGGCCAGGAAGCTCAGCAAGAAGCCTTCGCCGAAGAGTTCCAGCAGGTGCTCACCGACGAAATTGGCGGCCTCCTGCCGCTCACCATCGGCACCTACCAGCAAGGCAACTAAGCCCCAACTCCCTGCGCCAGAGACTCTGACCCCTGGCGCAGGGCACCAACCAATCGGAGACACAGCACATGACCATTTCACTCATCACCATCGGCGTTATCGCCGCCCTGGCAATCATCGCCCTGCTCGGCCTGTCCTGGCTGGCTTACGCCAATGCAGAAACCGCCCGCACCAATGGCTATGACCAAGGCTACGGCGACGCCAAAACCGCCTTCACCGAGTACACCACCAGCCTCGAGGAACAACTCACCAGCTCGGTCGGCCGGCTCGCCAAGGCCAACCGCGATATCGAAGCCCAGCTGCAGGACGCCGACCGCCGCATCGCCATCTACGCCGGCCGCAGCTACACCCGCGACGAGCTCATCACCATCCGCCGCGCCGCCAAACAGCTCAAGCTGGCAGCCCTGACCTACAACCAACTCACCACCAGCCAGGTGCTGGAGCTGAGCAACCAGGCGCGCCACGCCCTCACCGTATGCGGCGAACTGGAGCTGCTCGCCCAGCGCATCGAGGATCAGCTCGAAGGCACCACCCCGACCGCACTGCCCAATACCCAGCAAGAAGCAGAAGCCGCCCTGCGTGAAGCGGCTGCCTTCGCCGCTGGCGTACCCAACGGCAAAAGCTGGCTCGTCTACGGCCCCGAACGCTGCGGCAAAACCACCAACGCCCAGGCCATCGCCGACGCCCTCGGTCTGACAGAGATCGTTGACGACTGGCAGCCAGGCGACCCCGCGCCGATCACCAAGGCCCTGGTGCTGACCAACCACCTCGGCCCCGACTTCCCGCCCTTCTACCGCCGCGCACTCTCGTATGACCAGGCCATGTCGCTGGTGGCTGCAGCCAAGGCAAAGCAGGGGGTGGCAGCATGATCAACGACACCCACTACGTGCTCGACCTGGAGACCATGGGCAACCGCCCCACCTCGGCCATCGTCGCCATCGGTTGCGTGCGCATTGAGCAAGGCGCCATCAACGGCAGCCTCTACCGCCGCGTACGCCTGGAAAGCTCCCTGCAGGCTGGCCTGCAGGTGGATGCCAGCACTATCGAATGGTGGCTGAAGCAGGAAGAGACTGCCCGCGCAGAGATATTCAACCCCGGCGGCCACACCCTGGAATGGGCGCTCGCAGACCTGGCCGCGTTCATGGGCAACAACCACCTGCACACACCAAATCCCAAGGCAATGCTGTGGGGCAACGGCAGCAGCTTCGACAACGTCATCGTCGGCAACGCCTTCGACGCCTGCGGCATCCAGCGCCCCTGGCTGTTCTGGAATGACCGCGACCTGCGCACCCTGCTGGCACTCTACCCCAAGGCCAAGGCACTGCCGTTCGAGGGCACCAAGCACCATGCCCTCGATGACGCCATGCACGAGGCCAAGCAACTGCTGATGGCACTGAATCTCCACCAGACCCTGCAGGTAGGAGCATTGGTATGAGCTGGATTCTCACCCGCAGCGGCCGGAAGTTCGACCTGGCCAACCCCACCGCCGACATGGTGGACCCGACCGATATCGCCCACAGCCTGAGCATGCAGTGCCGCTTCAACGGCCACACCCGCCACTACTACAGCGTGGCCCAACACTGTTATCTGGTGTCCGACCTGGTGCCGGCCGAGTACCGCCTGGAAGCGCTGCTGCACGACGCCACCGAAGCCTACGTGGGCGATCTGGTGCGCCCGCTCAAGGAAGGCATGCGCGAGTTCTACGAGTGCCAGAACCTTGAGTCCCTGTATGACCAAGTCGAGCGCCGTGTCTGGATCGCCATCTGCAAGCGCTTCGACCTCGACCCCATCCTGCCGGTCTGCGTGACGAACGCCGACCTGGTGGCACTGGCCACCGAAAAGCGCGACCTGATGCCCGAGCACCCGGAGCCCTGGCCGTGCCTGGCTGGCATCGAGCCCATCCCGCAATTCATCGACCCATGGCAGCCGAGCCAGGCCGCCATCCACTACCACGGCCGCCTGCTCGAACTGCTGGCCACCACTCACCGGCGGAGGGCTACAGCATGAAAATGGCCAAGCCCTCGGCCCGCGACATCGAGGCCGCTGAAGAACTGCATCAGGTGCTGCAGATGATCGACGCCCGCTTCGGCGGGCCATTCCAGAATCACGAAGCCGGCGATGACCTCGCCATGCTGCTGGACAACGGCGACAACGCCTTCGACAGCGACAACCTCCAGCACCTGCAGACGCTCTACAACCACCTGGCACGCCTGTTGCGCAACGCGCCCAACTTCTACGGGCGCGTTATCGGCGGCATGGTGTGGGTGATCATGAACGAGGCCAACCAGATCCTCGACCCCGAGTCGGATTGCATCGACCTGCACCCGCGCTTCCAGCAAATGGCAGACCGCCTGAATGCCCTGGAAGCGAAGATCGCCGCCGGCACCCTGCGCGAAGTGCCGAACGGGTATGTGCTGATGCCGCAGGCGCTGACCGCCGAGAACGGCGCCAAGGGCCTGCTGCTCGGCGAGTTCCATATCGACAGTGAACGCACCTGCGATCAATGCGAGATCGACGAACCCGACGAGAACTGCGAAGTGTGTCGCGGCGAGACCGAGTACACCCAACGAATCCCTGTGCCATGGGACACGACCAAGGAAATCTACGCCAAGGCCGTGGCCGGCTTGGCCCTCCCTCCTGAGCGCCTTACGATCCCATCCCATGCAGTCGTTACTGAATCACCACCCTGCAAAGGGCATTCAGTACCAATCAAGGTTGAGGTGCCCTAATGACCGCCTTCAACCCCCACCTACACCAGGCAGCGCAGCAAGCGCTGCCCTTCAACCGCGAGCTGTACGTCGACCTGTTCGCCGGTGCCGGCGGCGCGAGCAGCGGCGGCGCCCGGGTCTACCGTGATCCGGACGTGGCGATCAACCACAACCCTCTGGCCATCGCCGTGCACCGTGCCAACCACCCGAACACGCGCCACTACATCAGCGACGTTTTCGAGGTGGATCCGCTCGAAGCAACGGGCGGGCAACCAGTCGGCATCCTTTGGGCCTCGCCCGACTGCCGCCATTTCAGCCGGGCCAAGGGCGCCGCACCTCGCAGCAAGCGCGTGCGCATGCTGGCCTGGGTCATCGTCCACTGGGTCTACGTCACTCGCCCGCGCCTGATGTTCATGGAGAACGTGCCCGAGTTCACTACCTGGGGGCCGCTCGACGACACCGGCAGGCCGATCAAGGAACTGGCCGGGCGCGCCTTCGAGGCCTTCGTGGCCTGCCTCAGCACCGGCCTGGCTGCCGACCATCCCGACTTCCCCGAAATCATGGACGCGGTCGGCCAATGGGTACCCAAGGAAGCGCTGGTGCGCGGCCTCGGTGTCAACTTCGAGCACCGCATCCGCCGCGCCTCGAATACCGGCGCGCCGACCATCCGCACCCGCTGGTTCGGCATCGGCCGCACGGACGGCAAGCCAATCGTCTGGCCGGCACCGACGCACCACGAACAGCCCAAGCGCGGCCAGCAAGCCTGGCGCCAAGCAGCTGAGTGCATCGACTTCAGCGACCTTGGCACATCGATCATTGACGAACGCCTGGTGGCCAACACCAACGTGCGCGTGGCCAAAGGCTTCTGGCGTCACACCGTCATGGCCGAGCAGCCGTTCACCGTCCCACTGGATGACCAGGCCCTGGCGGCCGCCCATCTCACCGAGTTCGCCAACGCCAGCGGCCAGCGCACCTTCGCCGCTGATGAACCGCTGCGCACCCAGGTCGCCAACATCAAGGGCGGGCACTTTGCAGTGGCCTCAGCGCACTTGGCCAAGCCCCAGCAGCAGGTCACGGCCGCCATGGTCACCATGCGCAAGGGCAGCGTCGGCTCGGCGATGTTCTCACCGCTCAGTACCGCCACCACCAGCAGCGGCCACCATGCCGTGGCAGCCTGCCATTTCGAACAGGCCAACGGCGGCTTCTACCAGGGCGACGGTCGCGCAGCCTCTGCACCGATCAGCACCATCTGCGGCAAGAGCAACCAGCGCCTGGCCACTGCGTACCTGATCAAGTACTACGGTACCGGCGGCCAGTGGCAGAGCTGCAACGAACCCGCCCACACCCTGCCAACCAAGGCCCGCCTTGGCTTGGTCACCGTGCACCAGGTGCCGGCCGACCTGCTCCCGCCGCATCTGATGGAAAAGGCCAAGCTCTGTGCCCGCTTCCTCCACAAGTACCTGCCCGAGCACTTCCCTGATCAGGTAGACCTGGTGGTGCTGGGTGACTACGTGCTGGTTGATATCAGCCTGCGCATGCTCAAACCGCAGGAGCTCAAACTCGCCCAGGGCTTCGCCCCGGACTACATCATCGACCGCGGCCTATTCCTCAACGAAGCCACCGGCCAACTCGAATGGAAGCCGCTCACCATCGCCCAGCAGATCAAGCTGATCGGCAACAGCGTTTGCCCGACCGAAGCCGAAGCCCTGATCGCCGCCAACGACGCCGACATGATCGAGCTGTATCGAAAGGAGGCAGCATGAGCCTATCAATCTGCCCCCTGTCTCTTGCCGAAGCCAACGCCTTCGTTTCAAAACACCACCGGCACCACGGACCTGTGCAGGGCCATAAGTTCAGCATCGGCTTGGTTTATGGCACCGAGGTCGTTGGAGTGGCGATTATTGGCCGCCCAGTGGCGCGCCACCTAGATGACGGCCTCACCCTAGAGGTGACGCGCTGCTGCACAAATGGCATACGAAATGGTTGCTCGAAACTCTATGGCGCAGCTTGGATGGCTTCGCGGGCTATGGGGTACAGACGACTCATTACCTACGTACTTGAAACTGAGCCCGGGACCAGCCTACAAGCTAGCAACTGGCGCTTTGTCGGCAAACGCGGAGGCGGAAGCTGGAACACTCCAAGTCGCCCACGCGTTGATACGGCGAACAAAGGGCAAAAACAGTTGTGGGAGATGTCAGCATGAGCCAGCGCAAGCCCTACAACCACAAAGCCCGCCTGGCCAACTACTACCGGTCGATGCTGCGCAGTAACCACGTGGCGGTGCTCGATATCGATCACCTGGAACTACAGGTGCTCGTTGACTGGAAGCACGCCCGAGCGATCGGCAACGGCCGAGAGGCGGTTGCCACGGCAGTCACCGAAATGCCACACCGCTGGAGCCTCTACCTGGCCGCGCTGTGCCGCGACCAGCTCGGCACCGCCTACATGAAGAGCGTGGAGATTGCCCCGCAAGGCATCTACAAAGCCGCCCAACTGGCTGAAACCGTCGAAGCCTACTGCGTCGAGCTGAAGGCTGGCTGCAACCCCTACCACTTCATCGGCCTGGCCTGGCTCGCCATCCCCGCCGAAATCACCCTCACCGAAGCCCAAGCCGAGCGTGTCTTCGACGCCTTCGGCGCCTGGCGCAAGCAGTCGGAGGCAGCATGAAAGATTCAGTACCCAACCCCCTGCTGCAGGCCGCCCGCATCAGCGCCACGGCCAGCACCGGCTTCAGCTGCACCACGGCAGACGGCAAGCCAGCCCGCCTGGCCATAGTCGACAAGGCAGGTAATGTGATCGAGGCAGGCGCCGACGTGGCCTGGGCTGCGTGGCGAGTCTGCATCGAGGTGCAAGAGAACTACTGGGAAGGCATGGGCCATCTGGTGGTGCACAGCAGCCCACCCGGAGACCCTGAACTTGCAGCTAAACTGATAGGCAGAAAAGCAGCCTAATGGAGCACCCATGAACGAAGAACAAGACTGGAACATCCTCAATGGAACAGTGCACTTGCCACCATCTAGCGCACTAGCAGTTGCCCTGAAGGATCAGTACGAAAGAGCTATTAGATTGTTTTTGGAAGATGTAAGCATTGCCCCATGGCCAATGTATAAGGAACGGGACTTCATCATGGACATATCCCTAGACACGGACGACCTAAGCAATTTAGGGCTACATACGCAGCAAACATTGAGCGAAATGCTGCTTGATCTGACCCGCCAACAGATGATGACTGCCACATCAGACGGATCATCCCCAGAAGAAAGACGAGCCTGGGCAGCGCAGACACTTCGCCATATTGCAGCAGAGATAGAAAACCTCCCCCTTCAGAAATGATCATTCACGGCGGTCGAGCCCGGCCTTCCAGGCACCCGACCGCCGATCGACATCCAGCGCCACCCGCTGCCCCGCCCTCGACACAAGAACCAGGTGGATGACCTTCGAAGCAGGGTCAGGCACCAACCCTCGCATGTACACCGTTATGCGGCTGAACGTATCGAGCACCAGCTGCCGCAGCTGCTCACGCGCAGGGCTTTTGATGTCCTGCGCTTCGATAGCAAGTCGGCGCCACAGGTCGGCACCGGCCGGCGTCTGCACCTGGCCAACCATCGCCTGCTCCCGCTCCAATTGATCCGCCTCGGCCTGCAACTGCTGCAACTCGGCCTCAAGCTCACGCGCTTTACGCACGAACGCGAGCGGCGCTACACCACTATCGTCGGCCAGCACTGCATCGGTCACGCGCTGCAACTGCCGCTCGACGTCCCCCTGCTTTCGCCGGCACGCCTGCAGGCGCTGCCGTAACTGCCGGCCATCGTCCGCCGGCTCCAGCAGCCGAGCCAGGTTCATCTGATCTGAGCAGTACGACAACACTGCCTTTTCCACCGGCACCACGCTGCAACTGCCCGCCTGACACCCCGTTCGTTTGCTATAAGCGACGCAATGCAGACGACGATGCCCGTCCGCCACCGAGCCATCCTCACGCGCACGGCTCAGCAGGTTCTGTGCAACAACCGCAGTGCCACAGTAGCCGCAATAAGCGATGCCCAAGCCCGTCACCAGGCCCACAATCTCAGGCACACCGCGCCGGCCGTGCCGCGTTTCGGTCGCCGCCTGCAGGGCTTCAAACTCATCATCAGTCAACACGGGCGGGTAATAGCCCTCAAGCAGGTAATCCTCACCGTCGACGCTGATGCGCTTTGCGCCCCGCAACGCCGGCAACTTCACCAGTCGATAGATCTGCTGCCCGGCAATCCCCCAGTCACTCAACACATACCCGCGCTCAGCCATCTTCCGTGCGGCCCGCGTCGCCCCCTCGCCCTGCTTGTACAGCTCGATGGCATAGCGCACCGCCTCCACCCGATCCGGTATCAACTGCCATGCCTGGCCATCCCACTGCAGCCACTGCGGATCTTTGCCGTTACGGATCAGCCCGCGATAAGTTCCGGCGACCCATCCTTCACACAGCCGCCGGATTGAGGCCTTCACCCGCTTGCTCTTGGTGTCGGATTCCTCGTGCGCACGGATCATGACCAGCAGCGAATACACCAGATCCATCGGCTGTGCCTTGAGCCCGGCCCGGTTGTACTCCCGCCCATCGCTGGCCGTCACCACCGTGATGCCGGCATTGATGATCTGAGCCATCTGAGCCTGCGCCTGGATGGGTTCGGCCCGGCTCAGCCGGTCGAGGCCTTCAACGATCAACACTGAGCCGTCGGGTATGCGTCCCTCATCGACGGCACGTAGAAACGTCCCGAGCGCCCCCTGCTTGACGTGGTTCTGGTGATAGGCCGACAACCCCTCATCGCGCAGCGACAACGATTCATCGAGCACCAGACCACGCTCAGCCGCCCAGCGCTGGGCGTACTGCAACTGACGGTCGGCACTGCTGCCGGTCGCCTGCCGGGGATCGGAAAACCTGAGATAGCTGTATACTCGCGCGCTAATTTTTGTTCTCCCGTGATCAGTCAA